ATTATTGTGTCATTTTCAAAAATATTTCTTTTGTAAAATTCTCTTTTACCTTTGCTGTCTTTTTTTGCGTTTGATTTTTGTCTTGACTTAACAGCGCACTTTGAACAAGAGTTATTGCAAGAATATCGCGTTTTGTTTCCGCAAATTTGACATGACACGCCTTCAAAAAACATAGTTTTTTGGGCTAAAGCAGCTTTTCGAACAAGGTATTCTGGCGTGTCTTTTCTCGTGCGTATGCCTTTTTTAGCCTCATGTGCACAGCATCGTCCAATATGCCCTTGGATGTGAATAGTTGCAGACACCTCATAGTCACCATGTTTTGGGCAAGTAACAACAATCTTTGACAACTTATTTTCATAAACCACTTTATCATAGGTGTATCTATTGCCATGAACCTTAGAGGCTTTGGCAATAAATTCTGCTGTTGTTAACCTTGCTACCATAAATTTAGGTAATGAAACCGTTGGCGGTTTGATAGTCGGTTTGGGTGATTGTCCAGTTTATGTTCATGTTTTGCTTTCAAGTTGAGCGACACGGGCGCGTAGTGATTGGAGTTCGGCTACAAGGTCGGCAATGACCTCAGAGGTGCTTGCTTGCATGGCTTGGTACACGGGCTTACCATCAGCGTCCACAGCGTCTTTAGTGCCGCTTACGCTGCTTGCATAGACCTCTTGGAATTGGTGCGCCAAGAATCCGCGAGTGCTTGAACCGTTGCTGTTCCATGTGTACTCAACAGGCTGAAGGGCATCAATTCGTGCGCCTTGACCTGTCACAACACCAACAACAGTTTTTAGGCGGTAGTCGGAGGTTACGTTATACAAAACGCCTGTTGTTCCTGTCTGTGTAATAGAGCCAATATCCGCATTTGCATAATAGAAATAAGCATAGGGACTTCCGCTGCTTGCGCCACTTAAATGGCTTGTAACTGTAAATGTGTTGAGGCTGTTTGGATTTACATAAAAACCACCATTTGCATTTACATTTGCGGCACTCGTACCACCCACCAGCAAGTTACCGCTGGAGTCGATACGCATCCGTTCTGTGTTGTTGGTGTGAAACCCAAAATAGTTGTTTGTTCTGGTTCCTAAAAATGCGCCGTTACTAGCGTCAACAACCAGATTTGCTGCTACGCTACCATCTGAATTTTGAAGTCTAATTGAAGGGTAGGCCGTGCTTGGGTTAGCAGTACCAGAAACAGTAAATGTTGTAGAGCCAGTTGTGGCCGAATAAGCAGATGGTGTGGTTGTTCCAACCATCAAATTATTACTTGCATCCAGCGTCATTGCTGAGGTGAAGGTAGCGGCAGCACCAGCACCTGATGTGTTATTTGGGGCTATTGCCCAAGTATGTGCGCCAGCATTTTGCGAGTAATAAGACGCATAACCATTTGTTATGTATTTGGTAGCATGTCCAACATCTAAAAATAAATTGGCTGATAAAATAACATCATTGGCTGTTGCATTAGCCCAAAAAGCCCCTTGTGCGCCAATTTGAAATGCATCGTAAATTGAACTCCAAACCTGTGGTGTAACCCCCAAGCCCAAGTTACCGCTGGAGTCGAGGCGCATACGCTCTGTGCTGTTGGTTCCAAAAGCCATAAAACTATTTTCATAGTTGTAAATATAAGCCTCTGAACCATTGCAACTTAACTCAAAACCATCTGTTGCGCCAGAGCCAGATGCTGTTGTAGCAAGTTTTAATCTTGAAGTTGTTCCGTCAACAATTGCAATACCTTTACCATTGCTAAATGCGGGACTTGTAGTCCCAATACCCAAGTTACCGCTGCTATCCAGCGTCAAGCTGGTCGCTGGCGCACTGCCGCTGAAGCTGTACGCTGTGCCGCTTGTGCCGCCGCTTAATGTGCCCGTTGCACTCAGCGTCCCGGTGACTGCTAGGCCGGCGGAGGTATATCGTGCTACCGTATTAACTGTACTACCGTTATAGTAAGAAACATCTAAATTAGGTATGTTAGAACCACCAGATACTAGACTCGCCCAGTACCTAGTATTAGCGGCGTTATTTTGGTAAATAGCACTACTATCACTTCTAACTTCCAAATAAGACGTAAGAGTAGCAGACGTAGCACTCAGCGTAGTAAAAGCACCCGTGGTCGCAGTTGTAGCGCCGACAGTGCCGTTGATGTTGATGCTGGCAGTGCCTGTCAGATTGGTGACTGTGCCGCTGCTGGGTGTGCCAAGTGCCCCGCCGTTGACGACAGGGGAGCCAGCAGTGCCTACGTTAACCGCCAACGCAGTTGCAATGCCTGTACCCAAGCCGCTTACGCCCGTGGAGATTGGCAAGCCTGTGGCGTTGGTTAAGGTTGCACTTGCGGGTGTTCCTAAAACGGGAGCAACAAGAGTCAGTGCTGTGCCGTTGGTTGTAGCGCCCGTAATCCCTGCCAGTACGCCAGCATTGTTGTACTGCACCTGAGTGGTTGAGCCACCCGCAGGGCCAGAAGTTGACCCTGCCAGCAGGGTGACTACGCCTGAACTGTTTTTGAAGTACAGCTTGCCGTCGTTGGTATTGAGTGCCAACTCACCAGCAACTAGGTTCCCAGCCGACGGGACAGCAGCGCCTGTTGCCGAGTAGTAAAGGGAGATTGGGGTGTAGCCGCTTTGTGCCATGAGAGTTCCTTAAAATGTTCCGCCCGAGATGCCAGACCACACTGGTGCGCTGGCTCCTGCCGATGTTAATACCTGCCCAGCAGTTCCTGCCGCAGTGAACGCAAATGCAGTTCCAGTGCCGTATGCAGAGCCACCCGCAGTTGCCGTTGCCGTGGAATTGGTTCCACCGTTGGCGATGGCTAGGGTTCCACCAACCGTCACCGCCCCGGTCGTCGTGGTTGCTGGTGTCAGCCCTGTTGTGCCAAAGTTGATTGAACTCACGCCAGAGCCAGCGCCTGAGAACTGCGACCAAGTCATGGCGGTGACATTGATTGTGCCGCCTGCGTCACTTGTGCAGACCCAACCTGTGTCGGCAAGAACCGTTCCTGTTTCAATAAAGACGTAAGCGCCGGGGACTTGCGCCCATGTACTCATGTCAGCCGCTCTTGCCCATGCTGTGGCCGACGCAACATAAATCCCGTTTTCGGCTGGCGCTGTTTGGTTCTTTACCAAAACACGGTCAGTTGCAACGATTGAGATGCCGTCAATGGTCTGCGCTCCAGACAATGTGATGTTTGCCGTTGTTCCAGCAACCACGGAGGCTTTGGTATCCAAGCCCTGTGCGACAGTATCGACATAGTTTTTGTTGGCAATGTCTGTGGCCGCTGACGGGGTTGTGGCAATGGTTCCTGCCGTCACCACAAGGCTTGTAATCGTTCCCAAACTCGTCAGCGATGAGGCCGTAACCCCAGATGCCAGTGTTGCACCAGACAGGGTTCCTGCGGGCGCAATGACTGCTGCCGTAGTGATGCTTGTCGTCAAGCCCTTGGCATTGATGGTGATGACAGGAATTGCGGTGCTAGACCCTGTAGAGCCTGCCGAAGCCACTGTGGCAAGCGTGGTTGCATTCCCCACCGATGTCACATCACCTGTCAGATTGGCGTTGGTTGTGACGTTGCTTGCGGTGAAAGCGGTGGCAGTTCCCGTGATGTTTGTGCCAAGCAAGAAACTTGGAGTGCCAAGATTTGGCGTTACCAGCGTTGGGCTGTTGGACAGCACGACATTTGTCGTTCCTGTGCTTGTGGTGACCCCAGTGCCTCCGTTGGCTACCACCAAGGTTCCTGCCACCGTTACAGAGCCAGTCGTCGAGGTGGATGGAGTCAGGCCAGTTGAGCCAAAAGAGATGGAGTTGACGCCAGCTCCGCTGACGATGGAACCCCATGCGCCGTTGGCGTAGCCCTCAAAACTGGCCGTTGTGGTGTTGTACCGCAAATTGCCGTCGCTTGATGTTCCGCGCTGACCTGTCGTGCCGACGGGCAGAATCATGCCGCCCGTGCCGGGAACTACGGGGTTGTTTGAAATTGACACCGTGGGATTGCCACCTACCCCGGTTCCGTTGGCTACGTCAATTTGGCTGCTTGTCCCCGTTATCGTGGCCGACGTTACCGCCCCGGCGGTTGACAACACGACCAGTCCGTTGAAACTTGCATTTGCAAAATTTAGAGCCTGACCGCTTAAAGCGACGGTAGGGTTGCCAGATACGCCAGAACCGTCTGCAATTGACAGCCCATTGCCAGAAACCGCTATAGAACGGCCTGTAATGGCCGTAGAAGACGTTTTAACCTGTATGCCAGTGCCAGATGCCACCAAGGACGACAAAGCGCCTGTGGTGCTGATATTGAAGAGTCCCTGCGCACCGCCGTCGGTCACAGCCAAGCCGTTGGTCGCGCCCACATACCGACTGTTTGCCAGTTGGGGGGTTTGTGAGACCGTCAGGTAGGAATAGGTCTGAACGGGTGAGCCAGCAAGCGCCGCAGTCGTGGTCTGGACTGTCACCCCATTTTGGACAATAGGAACCGCCTCAGTGCCTGTGATAGCACCAGCAGCGGGAAGTTGGAGTATGGTGACTTGTGCAGACATTTATGTACTCGTATTGTCGGGCGGGTTGGGCGCAATTGTGTCCTCGTTGCCCGTCTGTGTTGGCGTCTGGGTGTTCCCTTGCGTTGAAATCTGGAACTGGCTTGTTCCGCCAGTCATAAGGAAATTGTCGTTTGCCGAAACGCTCACATCAGGGCGTGCAAACCGAAGGTTAATCCTTTCAGTTTTGCGTGCGGGAAGGCGATAAGGGTCAAGAGTGTCCCAGCATCCTTGACCGCAGACGCGCAGGCCGGGGGAGTTGCCGTCGGGTCTCAAGTCCACATAGGCACGCTTCATCTTGCACCTATCGCATACCGCGATGGCAAGTGAAGTCAACCCTTCTGTGTCAATGAAGACTGGCATTATGTTGTATATGGAGAAATATTCGGGGCGAAGTAAATCGGTGACTTGTCACGCTCCTCCTGCTCTGCTTCGTACAGGTACTTCTCAGCCATCTTCTCCAGATAGCCAATCCTGTCCATTGCAACTTGCGGCAGTTCGAGGCTCATGCGGTGAGCCAGCATGAAGACAACAGCCTCGTACCAGCGTTGAGGAATCTGTAGTTCGTTGGTCAAAGCGCCCACATCCATGATTTGGCTGGAATACCACACGGTCATCTGCACAAATGCATTGCTGGGGGTGGGCCAAAGATAAATCGTTGGGTTTGGAATGGTGCGGTCGAACCAAAACTGAAAGGGTTGATTTGCCGTGAAGTTCTTGTTGGGCAGGTTGGTGTAGTCGTCGCGGTTCAGGCGCGACATCATCACCTCGGTGCTGTTGTTTCCGATGTACCACTCACGAAGAGCAAGGGTAGTCCCAGAGGAGGCAAGGATGCGGTAGTAGGCGACGCTTTGACCGGGGTCTATGTCCGTCCACACCCATGTGTTGTCTTTGACCGCAACCGCCCCAAGGTTTTGCAAGGTGGAGAACGTCACCCCGTCAGTCGAGTATTGCAGTGAAATATTCCACGTTGCCGACCCACCACCAGAGATGTAGGGCAAAAACCCAATAGAGCCTGCATAGATGGGGTTTGTCGTGCCGTAGTTGACCGTGAAACTCCCGTTGGCCGAGGCTTGCTGGGTGTAGGTGTCGATATTCCCATCGTAGAGGTTTGCAACCGTTCCACCAGCAGAGGAGGTGTATGCCCCGTCAGGACGGTTCAGCGTGCGGTACAGCACGTTCAGCGTGTCTACAGCGCCATCTGGCAGGGTGTATTGGTACTTGTTGGGGGTCAGGCCAACAACCTCTTTGGTGATGCACCAATACTGGATGCCACGGTTGATGAGGCTGGAGAGCAAGAACCCAAGCGATTGACGAGCGGAGAGAACTTGCTCGGAAGTCAGTTCTTCAGCCAGCTTGCCGCATCGACGAGCGCCGTGGTCAATCAGCGTCTGGACGTTGACCGTTTGTCCGTAAGTTTCAGAGTACGCCATATCAGCACTTCCATCTTGCAAGAGCCGCTGCCTTGCGGGTAGGCTTGCCTTTTTCGTCTTTCATCGGCCCCGGCATACCGCTGAATCTGGCGCAAAATGAGTCCTTACGAGCGCCGCCTTGGGGCTGTGGAGCCTTGAGGTTGCTGCCCGTTGCTGCGTTGTATTTAGCGCGACCCTTGGCAGTCAGACCCGCCCCCTTAGAAACAGGCAACTTTTCACCGCGACCGACTGCAAGGTTGACTTTTTTCATTTCACTTTGGCGGTTTTTGCCGACTGCTTAAAGTCACCAGCCGTTGGCGCACCCTTGCTGCCCACTCGGCGCATTTTCTCGCCAGAGCCTTCAGAAATTCTTTCACGTTTTGCATTGATGTTGTCATACAAGCCGCCCCCTTTGAACTTCTTGCCCTCATCGGCCTTGGCAAATTCTTTGCCGACTTTTTGCGAAATGCCAACCTTCTTGGCGAACGCAGGGTTATGTGCGACCGCCTCCATCATGCGATGTTGAGCAGGTGACTTACTTGGCATGATTAACCCAATGGATTAACGTAGTGCTTTTGCATTTCAAGAATGACCGTGTAGGCATCACCAGCAGAGCCATCAAGAGTCGTGAAAGTAATCACACCGTCTTTGCCAGTCCCGGCGTTGTTCCACAAACCGCCAAAACTTGAGTAATCTTGCGTGTAATTTGTATTGGGCGGGATTATTTCAATGACTACTGGTGTGCTTGCTTTCCAATTCATTTGGACTTCCAAGCCGTGCGTCATTGCTGTGCATTTCAAAATAGTCACAGCATCACAAGCACCGCCTGCCGCTGAAGCGGTAAGCGCGGATGGGGTAACTTTTGCAACGGCAGACTCATTTTCAGTCGTGCTCATGGATGCGTAAAACTTCATAATGGCAATGCGCTCACCATCAAAAAGCGTTTGTGAGGTAGCTGTTATAGCCATAAATATCTCCAATTAAAGCAGGGGCCGTAGCCCCCACTTGTTTTCAACAAGCAACGCCACCACGCTTTTTACCTGCTGGCGTAACCGTTACAGACTCTTTGGTCTTGGTCACACTATCAGCAGTCTTCTTGGGCATGAAGAAGTCTTTTGCTTTGCCAGCCAGTTCCTTCACCATGCCAAGAGGATTAAATGCATCCTCAAGGTCACGGCTGTACTTTGGTGCTTTGTCGTAAGCGCCTTTGGTCATATCTTCCCCCTTGTCAGAGGAAGCGCCACCATGATTCATTTTGACCGTGCCGCCACGTTTAAAAGTGCCAGACAAACGGTCAATACTTACAGGTGCGCTTGGCTTTTTAGCGCCTTGCGGCATCGCGACGGGACGGCCTGAGTTAACAGTTCCCCCCGTCGCGTAGGCTTTTTTTGAGGATTTACCCCCATGTTTAAAGCCACCAGCATTTCCCATTGTGACGCCGCCCGTTTTGAAACCACCAGCGTTGCCCATTGCAACACCACCAGTTTTAAAGCCTCCAGCGTTACCTAGAGCGACACCGCCAGTCTTCAGACCCTTGTGGCCCTTGCTGGCAGGCTTGGACTCGTGAGACTTCAGTTCTTTTTCAAGACCCTTCATCTTTGACATCTCGGCCATGTGCGTACCCTTGGACTCACCGCCTTCAGCCTTGCCGCCTTTTTTCATGGGGGGCATATCGGCGGGAGGAGCCATCATGGGCTTCTTGGGCATCATTGCCCTGCGGCGTGAGGCCATAGAGGGCTTGCCGGGGGCACGGACAGGGGCATTGACAGCAGGACGGCCTACGAGGGCTGGAGTGCCCATCATCATGTCCATTGACCCGCCGCCCATTGCCATCTTCTTGGTGGCACTACCGCCCTTTTTCATCTTGACAGCGCCGCCTTTAGCAAGTTTCAACTCCACTGAAGGCTCCGTGGTCTCCATCTTGACCATTGGTTTAAATTGACCCATGTCGCTCTCCTTATGCTTGAGTGACGCCAAAAGCGCCAATACGGGTTGCATTCGGGCCTGCCGCAATTGCGGGCAGGGCTATTCCCATCACAAGGCGCTTGATGCCGTCTGCCGCCGAAGAAGGGAGGTAAGTGCCCCTGACATCACCCGTAGTGGTGGTGGCCGTCAAGGTAGCGGCGGCGGCAAAAGTGCCAGCATCTTCTGCCAAGGTGTTGTTCCAGCCAGCGCGAGTGATGTACCCGGCATCAGTGATGCGCAGTGGCGCACCCAAGATGTCTGTCGTACCCACCGCAACGGTGACCACGCTTGCGCCAGAAGCAGTAACACTGGCAATTTGGTAGAAGGCTTTCTTACCACTGACAGTCGTCGATGCCACAGTTCCTGTTGCAATTACCTCGCTCATGGCCTGACCGTAGTAGTCGTAACCAGAGACAGTAATGTTGACAGAAGTCGGAGTACCAGCGCCTGTGGTGGTAGAAACCGCACGAGGGCAATCAAGCTGCAAGCCTGTTGCTCCACCAGTAATGGTGGCGGATGTCACACCTGCACCTGCGGCCAGCGTGAGCGTGGTAGCAGTCGTGATGACAGCGGCAACGATGTTGGTCGTCAGTTTTGCCTGTGGTACAGCGTCCCAGATATAGACTCGACCCAGTGGGCCGACGCCTACGCTCATGGTGGATGGGTTTTGCAACAGTGCATTCCCAGAGCCAATGATGGTGGCGCTTGCTACAGTTTGTGAAGCACTGACGGTGTAAGTGCCTATGCCGCCTGTACCCGTACCAAATGCCGTGATGTACGTGCCATTGGTGAGCGAGGTTGAACTGTCGATGAACATACCCACAGTAATATTGTCACCAGACAGCATGGCGGTGACGGTCAGGGTCGTGGTGGCAATTGAACCAGTGAAGGTTGAAACGGCAGGGTAGGCGTCCGCACCTTGATAGGTAATGGCGGAGCCTAGAAACAAATCGTCTGAGAATTGGGGCACAATTTTCTCCTTTTGGTCATGAAACCGTTGAGAGTCAAATAATAAAACTAGCTGATTTTTGTTGGTTTATTTTTGCGGGTATTACTTGTAAATTGATTGGAACATGAAGTCCAGATACCTTTTTGCCATGAAGCGGAAGGACGTGGTCAACGTGCCATTTGAACCCAAACAACTTAGTTCGCATTTGCGCAAGAGAATAAGCCTCTTCAATCAACCAAAAATCGTCGGTCGTTAACCAACTAGGTGTTCTATTTCGTATTGATGCGCGTCTTTTGGACGCCATGGCGCACACTTTTTGCGGATTTTTCTTTGCATATTCCTGTGCGTAACAGGTTTTGCAAAGACGTTTAGCAAAGACGTTTGCGTCACATTTCTCTACGCTACATACACCCGTTGCGGGTTCACGAGTTTGCACCTTAGCATCAAATTTTGTGTGGCGAACCAAACGATTTCGATGCGTAGAGCACAAACCCATGCCCGTGTACTTTGCTGGGAAAGAACAACCCTCCGCAGAACACACAGCGTGTATTCCGCGTCTAGGTTGGCCTTTTACCCCAGACACTGAGGCTACCCTAAACGCCGGGAGTGCCGTACATGGCGCGAGGGTCAGTGAAGCCCACCTGATAACGCTCTGTGGCCTTGTAGCGCATGGAGTCGGTCTCGAAGTCACCTTCCATCGTCTTCTCCAGCTTGCGGCGCATCAGCAACTTCATACCTTCTGGAGCATCGGTCTGCACCCAGAATGCGGTAGAGGAAGTCAAACGTGACAAAACAGCCGCGCCCTCGTCAAGCAAGCCAATTGACTTGATTGGGTTGACATCGTTGTTGCCCGTGCCCGAACGCAAGACGGACTTCAACAGAACTTCAGCTTGGAACACGTTGCCCGGTGCGACGACCAGTTGACGCGGAACCAAACGGATTTTCTTGCCGTTGTTGTCGACAGCTTGGCGAATCTGAATCAGAATCTGTTCGAGAGATGTCTGAGACAGGTTTGCGGCTGTAGTCAACTGGTTGCTGAAAGTACCGTTCACGATTGGGTGAGCAGTATTTATCAGAGACACGCCGTCGCCGCCGGGGTAGCTGGAGTTGAACGCACGGTTCAACACGTTAGCCGACAGAGTTTCCTTGGTTTCAATCAAAGACTGTGCCAAGTGACGTGCATAAACCTGCCCGATGCGGATGTGGTCGCCATCTTCAACCAACACCTTGGTCAACGCGAAGGCCAAGCCAAACACGTTATACACGTAGCGTTGCAAGAAGAGAACACCACCCTGCTGATACGAAACAGGAGTTCCGTCAGGCAGTTGAGGCGCGGCTCCAAATCCGTAAAGGACTGGTTCTTCGTGGTAGTTGCGGGGAATACCTTCCTGCTCACGGAAAACCCGTGACCATTCATCGGTACGTTGGTCATAGACTCCATCGAAGCATTCGTTGAGGATAGGCTCGACGATACTTCTAAAGTCCGTACTGCGCATTGGTGCGGCCATGATTGGACTCCTTAGATGGCGTTAATGGTTGCAACAAATTGACTGCGAGAGACTTGTACTTGCACAACTGTGTAAGCGTCGCCCCAAGCGTTGTCAACAGCAGGTGTGAGGCCGATGATACGCATATCACCAACAGCACCAGAACCTGCTAACGAGGTGGAAATCATGCATTGCGACAAACCAGTGGTTGTAGAACCAGCGGTAATGCTTGCAAAGTCTGCTTGGTCTCCAATGGAGGTCTGAGCCAGACTACCGTTGGCCTGAATGTCGTAAACGATGTTCGGGTCAGAATAGTAGTAAGTCACTTCAGAACCAGTTTGGTATGCAGTGCTTGCAATCCATTGGTTGCTGACAAGACGACGACCAGTGAGGTCGGTGTACTCGTGACCAGCAAAAGCACCTTGGTAGGCGCTACCAGCAACAGCGGCAATGATGTTGCCACTGGTGTTGAGTGCTACGGGTTGGCCTTTCAGAAGACCAGTTCCGTAGGCAGAGGCAATACCGTTAGGCAGTGCAACCGCTCTGTCCAGACCCGAAGGGTGGAAAGAGGGACGCATACCAAACGGAGCATTAGTTGAAGACATAGTCTTATTCCTTTGTTCAGTTAAAAACCCTACCCCGAAAAATACGGTGCAGGAATCGGTTTGTCCATGTCATGTAACCCTTCGCCTTCAATCTGACCGAGGCTTCTGCCTCGACTATCGCGTCCCACGTTCTGCTCTGCTTGAAGTTTGATTTTATTCGCTTCTTCCTGCGGTGCATCATGGTGAAAATGAGCCATGACATCTTGATAAAGTTCCATTGGAATCTTGTACAAGAGCATCTCATTACACGCAACATAACCTTCATGCTCTCCAGCCTTTACACGGTTATTTCGCATCTCAGGTAACTCATCCGCTTTCACGGGAACGTACCCTAACCGAATCCGTTTATCAATGCTGTCGTAACTGTTGGTTGTCGATAACCAGCAAACGTGCCATCCCGGTATTACAGGGACAGCGGGCAATGCACTTTGTTGCCATTCGTCTTTCCACATCTTTCGACGCTCATCTGACGATGCCAGCTTATCCTCTGGAGCCTCACGAATCGTGTCGCGAATACCGCGATTGTCGCGGTCTCCAGTATTCAAATTTCTTTTTAAACGAGAATCCATTTTATTACTCCTTAACCGTTGTTGTTGCGTGCTTCTAAGGCGTAGCGTCGAATCATCTTCGCTCGTTTCTCAGCGTCATCCCACATACCTGCATCTTTCATGGCTCTCACCTGTTCGGGTGATAGGGTGAATGAATTCCCCCTGCCATTATTCGACGCAAATTCGCGGCCTGAACTAGTCACTGCACTTCTTGGTCTGGAGCGCGGTCTCTCGTTTGCATCCTCAGTATACCTGTGTGGTACTACTCTTTGCAAGCGTTTGTCAAGTTCTTCCCAATACTCGGCAGTTTTGGGGTCGTACCCCTCTTCTGCAAGGATTGCGTCCTCGTTCAAAGCGCGGCGTGAGTCAGGGTCTTTCCCGTTCGGGTCGTACCAAGTGTTTTCCGCCATCCATTTGCTGGCATGGCGTTGTAGTTGGGGGTCTGGAGCCTGAATAGTGCGCTGGTTTTGCGGTGCAACAGCGCGTTTCTTGAGGTTTTGCAGCGCCTCGGCCTGCCGACGGGCGTCAAACCACATTTCTTGCGCAGAAGTTGACAATTCACCATTTCCAGTCGCGGTAGCCTCTGCCATTTTCTTTTTTGCAAAGATAATGCGACCGTTTTGGTCTTCAATGGCTTGGTCAAGGCGTGCAAGGTCACTTCCGTGGGACTTGCGCTCCAAAACAGACAATCGCTCAAGCAGTTGCTGGTTCTGACGCTCTAAAAGGGTCAATTTAACGTCTTTTTCGGTCGAAACCTGCCTGTGGTACTCCTTGCGGCGGGTGCGTTTGAGGCGCTTTTGCTCACGAAGAGCCTCTGCGTCAGCATCTACAGCCCCGCCAACCACCATTTCCTTCTCACGGGCGCGTTCATCTGCCTCGTCAGAGCCGTGTTCATCGCTCCCTTCAGGTGAGGGAATACTCGGAGGCAACTCAATGGTTGCGGAGCCGTCTTTCTCCTCTTGAATGACGATAACCTCTTGTTCGGTACTCATATGAATGCCCTCACTTGCAGTGGATTACCTGTGATTTTGGCAATCACCTCGTGGTCATTCAGCACCATGAATTCGATGTTTTCCTCTCCATGCGAAACAACCCAGCGGTCGCCAGTCCATTTGGGGACTCGTAGGTAATCGCCTATTTCGCACCAAATACCCTCGACCCAAGGCTCCATCGTGTCGCGTTTCTTGAACGCCAACGGGCCAAATGCAATCACCTTGGCAACGGGGTTTTGCGCCCGTTCGGTGTCGCGAGTCTCTTCAGGCAAAATAATCCCAGATTGAGTCATTCGCTTCTTGGCTTTTCGCAGTTGTACTAAAACTCTTGCACCAAGGGGAATCGCACCGGGGTCTACAAGAGGAAATGCATCCTCTAAATCAGCGGCATTACCCGCTACCGTGCTATCTGTCATCTTCATCTTCTTTCAAAAGGTAGTTAAGAATTTCAAGGGACTGTTCAAGTCCGAGGTTTTCTCCGACTAGGCGTTGGTATGCATTGAAGTCGGAAGCATTTCCATGCCCCAACCCCTTCTCAATCTCAGCCTGACGCGCTTTTACAGCGCCAATAAAGTCGGAAATTAACTTCATGCGTTGGACTTTTCCACGCCCTTGTTTTGGGAGAAATTCCCGTGGTCGCTGTTGGCCTCTGGTAGTGTCGCTTTCGATTGTTCTTTCAAGGTTTCGCCTGTTACCCAAGCGCCAGCCGCCATGCGGGTGTGCTGACGGACTTGCTCAGATTGTTGGTCTTTGTCGGTGGTAGCCATTTCATACTCCTAAATTACGTTGAGTGGATTGGTTGAGTTTGATTGCAGTTTCTTCCTGCTCCTTGCGCAGTTTGGCCTCGTCTACGGTCAACTCTGCGGTCTTGATACGCTCTTGCGTCAAGTTGTTTTCGGCGTTCATAGCCACCTTTGCGTCTCGGTCTTGTGCTTTTTCTACCTGAGACACTTGCAGTTTCTGGGTGTCAAAGCCCAAACGCGCTTGGTCGGCGGCGGTACGGCGCTGGGTCTCGGCCATAGACGCCTGCAACACGGCCTGAGCCTCGCCTTCCATTGGCGGTGCTGGTGGCTTGAACTGCTGCATGAATTGACCAAGTTTCTCAAGGGCTGGCATTACGCCTTGAAACACTTGTTTGGTATCCATGCTGACATGGTCTGATGCCACCGCAATAGCGCGGTCAATCTCTTTGGCAATCTTGCTATCTTCGTATTTGCCAATCTTGACGTTGCCAGCCGCAAGGACGTAGCCCTGCACCTGCTGGGTGTACCAGAGCATCATGTGCTGCTTGACATGCTCTAGAGCCTGCGGGATGAACTTGGGCGCGATAAGGCGGTTTGAGCCAAGCATTGGGTCTAGCCCGAAGGTCAAGTGGGTCTGGATGTGCGCAAGGTGGTCTTGGCGTGGGTAGGCAAAGGCTGGCCGACCCAGAGCCATTGCGCTGTTCTCGTCAGCCGCGTTCAACTCTGCTGGCTTGCCAGTGTTGGGCATCAACTCGTTGACGTTGGGAACCTTCAACTGCTTGAGCATTCGGCTCACTACAGCACGCTGGTCAAAGATGGCCGGGAACTGTGCGGACAACTGCATGACCGACTGCATCTGTGAAATACGCTGGGTCTCGCTGAAGATGTGGGGGTCGGAGACAGGAACCACATCGCTGTTGCGTCGGAAGTCTTCGCGCTTGATGGGCAACTCGGCAACGATGTCACCCTTGCGTTGGTCGTCCAGATGCCAGCGGTTGATGCGGCCAAGAACGTGCAACACCCGGCGTTGGGCATCATGCAGGCGTGCGTGGATGGACGAGAACACTACCGCACCCTGCTCAATCAGCGCCTGTGTTGTACCCACGGGCATATTGGAGTTGGCGTTGGCAATCTTCTCTTCTGCCGTGGTGACTACGCCTTTGGCTTCGGTTACCAAAAACTGTAGCAACTGAAACAACACCGGGGATGGCGGATTGAACGGCATGGGCATGGCAATTTTGCGGATGTCGTCCACACCAATGCCGCCTTCAATCTCGGTCACCTGCGTAATTTCAATCTGGTCAGACTGGCCCGAAACTTTTGCGCCCTTCAGTTTCAGCATCGTCAGGGAGTTGTTGACATGTGCAGTGTCCAGCAAGGCCCGTAATGACCCCGTAGCGGCAGCGGAGAGACCTCCGATGAGGTGAGGTAGCCCAATGGCATACGCGCCCCGCCACGGGATGAATTTGAATTCAATCATCCAGTCCAGCTTGGTCATGGTGACATCGCCTTCTTCCCAGTTGCGATACAAACCCAGCACCTTTCGGTCGAGTTCGTCAATCATCATGATGTAGGGCGCGGTTTCACCATTGGCGCGGGTGTCGTCTTCTAAGTCCAACCAAGTGTAGATGTGGTACACGCGGCGCAAACCGTCTTCTCCGTCCTCAAACTGCTTGCCCTCAATCTTGGCATTGGCCTTTTCGGCGGCAGTCTGCTCAGGCTCAGACGTTGTTCGGATGAAGTTGATGTCTCGGTACAAGCCCCGGTCGATGCGTTGCTTGAACTCCCACTCACTGATGTCTTGCTGCTCCGTTACGCGCTGTGAGGTGTAGAAGTTTGCAGACGCAAAGGGCAGCAGGATGTTGTCAATGGCAACGAACTCAGCGCAGGGTCGGCGCTTCTTGTCGTCGTACCACAGCTTCATGAACTGTGAGCCGCCCAAAGGCAACTGGGTCAGCATCTGCTCCTGCTCGTCGCGGAACTCTTCAATCTGTTCGGTCAACTGCCAGTTCATGTAGTCGCGCTTGCGCTCTGCGACCTCGGTCTTCTCTTCTGTCACTTCGCCCAGAATCTTGGTCTTGGCTGGGCCGTCGGGCGGGAACATCTCTTTGATGGCACGGGAGGCAAAGTCCACGCAGGCTTCGGCCATCATGGGGTGAACTACCTTGGAGGCTCCAAGGAACTGCGCACCACCGGGGGCATCGTCTCCCATGCCAGTCCTGCGGAGTCCTTCTTCGTACTGCTTGTCGCGCTTCTTGCGTGCTTGGCGGTCGTTGTCAATGAGGTCGATGTAGCGCGTAGCCAGAGACTCCAACTCGGTGATGCTGACAACCTCTTCAGCCAAGTTGGCGTAGAAGTCTTCGTCCTCGGCTGGGCCTTTGAAGTTCTCTAGCTTGACGACAGCAGAGCCGTCAGGCAACTCCTCAACATCGGGTTCCTCGCCGGGGAGCATATCCACCTCAGCCCCGCCCTCTTCGGTCATGCGGACGCCTTCGATGAAGCGGTCTTCATCTGGGCCAATTGGGTAATCTGTTGCCATGTGTAATCCTTATCGTGCCATTGCGGCCAATCCACCGCGACGTTTCTTTGGTGCTTCGGGCTTCTTGCCACTAAATAACTGGACGCCTTTTTTGACGCCCTTTTTAATTAAACCTGCTGGCGTAAGAAGACCAGCGACAGTCTCTGCTATTGGGAACTCGTTTTCTCCCAACAGTCCCGCTTTGTTCATTGCGTCAAGGTATTGCGCACTACCAAACCACGGCTTCTCAGAAGCCAACTCGGTTCCCAAAACTGCATCTGGAGCCATCAACAAAAAATTTGCAAGGTCAGGAATTGCGCCAGCGTATGAAGCGCCAACACGAAGAGCAAAATCCTTTATGCCCCTTGCGCTCTTGAGTTGGCTGACCTCGTCCTTAATTTTCTGCTTTGCCTTCTGCTTTTCCTCCTCATAGACTCCGGGGGCGTTGCGTTTGATGGCGTCCCAAGTCTTGTCGTCCATGACGCTAAGGTCGCTGGCGCTTATGCCTAACTCTTCAGGAGAGAACGTGCCGCCGCTTGTGGTGATGCCGCCCTTGTCCATGAACTGTAGTTTGCTTAATGCGCCGCCGTGGGCCATGCCTTCGGGTGGCCGCAATGCTCTAAGCAACAAATCATCTTGTTCGGCTCTGGTCACGTATTCACCAGCGCCAATTGCGTCCAGTTCGTCTGGAGAGAATTTGTCAATCAAATCACTCTTGCGAGTTAACCCGGTGTTCCTCAAGTCACCAACGTCAGACCACTGACCGCCCTTCACAAAGTCTTGGATGTAGGGCAGGTATTCCTCGTTGGGTGCGCGGTTGCCTTTGCCTTTAATTTGAGTGATGTTCTGCGGAGGAGTAATGCCCCTTTCGGCAAGGTTTTTCTCAGCTTCAGCCCACAATGATTCGTTACCGGGAGCCATGTATTTTTGAATGCCACGTTCCTCAGCAAGGCGAATAATCTCTTTGTTCTTTTCTCCGGCATATTCATGCCCGCCACCAATTTTTGTTTCAACCGTCGCATGAGGCGCACCCTTTGAGTCAACCAGCGAGTACACCTTGGTCTTGCCGCTCTTGATGGCCTCCCAGCCTCCTTGGCCGTAACTAAGGCTACCCGAGTCTCCAGAGCCTTCAACCCAGTCAGGATGGCCCTTGGGCGGCTCGTAGCCCCTAACTGAGTGCCCCATCGCTTCGGACTCCTGTGAGAATGCGCCGGGCTTGTTGAGTTGAATCCATTTGTAGCCTTCAGGATACTCTCTGTAAGTAGGCAACCCCTCACGAGCCGCCGCCCTGCTGGCATTCATCTTGGCCGCAAGTTCTTGGTCGTACTCGAAGGTGCGGCGCACGGCCTGTTCCATGCTGACTTTGCTGAGTTGCTCTGGGCGAATGCGGCCAGCAGTCACATCTTCACGCAGCACATCCATGATGTGGTCAAAGCCAAGGTCACCAGTGAACGGCGCATACATCGGTGTTTCTGGCGCAAGTTTGTTGATGTAAGGGTTTTGACGCCCAAGTTCCATGTAGTTGTCCATCATTGGGACGTGCGCGTTTATATACTCAGTGTTAGCTTTTGCATAATCTGTATCGCCAACCATTTTTGCTTTTACATCAAACGCAGTGCCGCGAATCAAGTTGGCTTCTTCTCTTTCGTTGAGCCCGGCAACCGCAATATGCTGCTTGAACTTTTCGTCCAACTCACTTCTAGCAGCACGCATTTTGTTCTCGGCCTCAGTGAACTTGGCAAACCTCTCTGGCATCTCTTGAATGTCACCAGCCCGGTGCGTTGCAATGGCCTCATCGGAGGCTTGCTCCCATGCTTGGGCTGCTGGGGATTGGCCCATGCCCTCTTCTGGGAAACCAGCTTCCCTGCGTTGCTTTCTCAACGGGGCAGTAGATAAATATGGGTTGTCACGCAAAAGACCGGGATTGTGCGTGATGCCCTGCTCGGCCAGCTTGCGCACTGGGTCGTCAGCCGTGCCCATTTGCTTCTTGACATAGTTGGTCAGGTTGCTGTCAACCCATTTGTCAATCGCGGCCTCACCCTTGGTTGCGTCAAGCATACGTTGAACGCGGTCTCGCTGGTCTTGGCTCAGTGTTGGGTTTTTCAACAATTCTTCGTGCTTAGATATTCTTTGAGCAGGCGTTTCACCCACAAAGGTCGGCGTTTTCAAAGGCTGCAAATCCTTCTCAGTCCGCCCAAGCAAGAAGTTCCCGCCCGTTGGCTTGACCACGTTGGCAGCAGGTTGACCAGCCGCTCGACCAAAGTCCTTGCCAGCCTTCATGACTGCCTTCGGTAGCCCGCCGACGAGCCGTATAGGCGCTCCCGGCCCAGTGTAGAAGCCCCCGGCTAGTGTCCCCAGCCCAGATGCTGCTTGCCCAGCAGGCGTGTCTGAGCGGAAGGGCAGGCGTTTCTCAATGTCCTCGGACGTTGGCAAGTAAGTCTCGCGGTGGTTGCCAGTGACTAGGTCACTGAGCGTCCGAGACCGCTCAAGGCCGGGAATCATGCGGATGAGCGACTCAATGTCACCGGGCGCTCCACCGATGCCTGACACCAAGCCACGGGCAAAGTCCATCGGCATATTGGCAGCAGCCTTGCGGTCGTTCTGATTCTCTGGCCTGCGCCCAGCAGAGCGGTAGCGCGGAGGGCTGAACTGGTCTAGCGGGTCACCGCCACCAGCCATCATTAGTCCACCCTTGGCCTTGCTGATGTCTGGGTCAGTGATGTCGTAAGTACCACGGTTGCTTATGGCGGATTTGATTTGCTCTGGCTCAAATGCCACCCAATTGTCTGAAGAATACTCGTTGCCTTTTGCTAACCCTCTCGGGTTTGCTTTAATCAACAAACCATCATGGCCCTCTTGTATCAAAGAATCTTTAAAATCTTGGATAAATTTTTCTGCATCCTTCTTCTTCATGTTTTGCAAAGCCATGCTCTGCAACATATATTGCGATGAAGGTATTTCGTAAGGATTTTTTATTGACAGATGAAGAGGCATGATGTTGGCCCCAGATTCATACAGCCCTTTGGAAATGCCAGAGGTTGAGGAAATAAAATCTTCCGTGCTTTCAGGGTTAGCCGCCGTAAAGAATCCCAGTTTTGCTGTCGGATGTTTTGTGTTGCTACCCATTTTCTTTGGGGAAAACTGGTTGACATCTTGACTTGTTGCATGATAAACGGTAGGTGGGGCTTTGCTCCCCTCAAGGAACTTGGCAAGGTTGGCATCGCGCTCTGCCGTAGATAGCACATCCTGTGTGCCTTTTACACCATCATTGAGCAGTCCATGCAACTTGGCGTTGGCAAGCGACTCCTTGTCCATTGACATCGGAATACTGTTTACGCCTTGGTCGCGCAAGTAGGCGTAGCGATGACGGCCATCGCCAAAAGTAATTCGGCCAATCTTGTCTACAGAAACATTGCTGGCATTCATGGACGGGGCTGTCTGGGCAAACTCACCAAACTTGTTGTATCGGTCGCTAATGCCGCCTTGACCTTGTGGCCCGACATACTGCCATTCCGTCTTCTTAAACGCTTTGTCAAAAGCCTGTGGGTTGACGTTAGCCAACACGTTACCTTCACGAGCCTCAATCGGATGCATGGTTACAGGCAAGACCTTGTCGCCAAACTTGACAGCCGACTTCCCCGCCTCGGCTTGGGGGGCGTCAACCAAAAACTTCTTGGCAATGTCTCCAAGAGCCTTCAGCTTACCGCCGCCAGCCATGTGGACAACCTTCTCTCCGCCCATGCGGGCTTGGATAGCGGCCTGCAAACGGGCGTCAGCGGCTTCCATGTCTACCGCCCCACCGTTTGCCATACGGGCTTGTATTGCTTGCGCCAGCCTTGCGTCTGCGGCCTCCATGTCGACAGCGCCGCCTTCCTTGTATCCCGCTTTTTGCAGGTACGTCAGGTAGTCTTCGTCAACGAGTTGTGATGGCTCTGCCCTTGCCAAGTCATAGTAGGTGACGGGCGAAGGCTTTTGATTTTTATCTAGCCGCCCCTCCCGTGCTTTATAGAAGTCGCGCATAGCCTTTTCAGGCGGAACCAGTCCGTACTTCAGGCCAAGGTCATTTCCTGTCACTTGATAAGCAAACGCCTCGTTCAAGTCTGGGCGCTCAATGATTTTGCCATCCAGCACAAACAGGCGATTGCCCACATCGTAAGTACCAGCATTTACTAGGTCGGGGTCGGTCTCGCGCTTGAGGATGTTTTCAATGTCGCTTGCGTCGACGAACTTTGTGCCGGGGAATTCATTCTTGAAGTCTTTACGCGCCATCGGGCCTTTGACGCCTAGCCCAAGCATGACATCACCAACAGCAGCGCGTCGGGCAAAGGTGTTGGCAACGCTCAGGGCGCTTGGGTCAGTCAGGTCAAACCCATTCTGGAACACCTTGGCTCCCGTCTTCAGGTCTGTCAGTTCATTCAGGCGTTTGTTCATGAGCATGATTTGCTCAACAGGCACAACGCCCTGCTTAACGGACTTCTGAAACTCTTTGATGGCGTCGCCAATGACTACGGAGTTGCTTTTGTGTTGGTCGGGTGAGCCAACGAAAGTTGTCCACAGGCTGTTCTCTGGGTCGTTCTGGCGAATCTTCTTCTCTGCCGTGCCTATGTTGCCAAAGCCCCAAACCGTGTTGGCCTTCTTGTGGGGCTTGGAGAAATGCTGGAGGCCAGAGAAGCCTACGCCGCCACGGTTCTGGCCCTGTACCCTTGAGCGGTCAGCCTCGGTGAAGTTCAAGGTCTTGCCCTCTGCGCCTGCGTTGCCCAGTGCCTCGGACATCCGCATGGATGCAGGAGCCGCTGGGTCAGCGAAGTCAACGCCGGGAACCCCAAGACCTCGGGAGCGTGCAGCAGCCACCTCTTCTGGCGCAAGCAGGCGCTTGGCAAAGTCCAGTCCGCCTTTGATTACCTTGAGTCTTTTTGGGTCAGCCATAGTTACACCGCATAGGGGTTGACCCGCTCTTTGCGGGTATAAGCGTAGTCATCGTCGTCATCATACAGAGGCTCAGGGTTGATGTCGAGGAAACCCATGTCCTTCATTAACCGAATCGCTTGTGTGCAATTGTGTACCAGAATCCCGTTGGCATAGTAGCAATGCTCACCCTCCACTGTCAGGTCGAACACATGACGCATGGTATGGGTGTTCGTAACTTGACTTGCCAAGACGGAGCCGAGACTCTTGGTTTTGGCAGGTGGGGCCGCAAAACTTCTTTCGGTCAGGAACTTTGGCAATCCCGTCAAAACCGCACCAAACGCATTTGTAAGGGGCTGGATAGTACGAGTTAGGCTTACCCCAAGCCTTGCCCAAAGAGTTCTTTGCGTGTTCTTTGTGCCATGCCTTACCTTTGTCTGACCTGTGCCATTCAGCGGCTTTGTGTCGAACCTTGTCAAGGTGGGCAATCTGCTTGGGGGATTTGTTCTGCTCGGACAATTCAGCGCGATGTTCATCCCAATGCTGCTTGCGTGTGATGCAGGCCAAGTTGCCGATGTCGTTGTTGGCCGTGTTGCCGTCAATGTGGTGAACGTGCATACCTTGAGGGATTGGCCCGTTGTGATGAATCCACACATCCCGGTGAAGCCTGTAGCCAGCCCTTGCAAAGTATCGGCGGTGCGCCGGGTTATCACTCTCAGGATAACGGTTGTACTTGCGACCGTTGAAGACCACCGACTCAACAGCAACGCCACTTGATTTGAAAACCATGATGCATCCTTGTAAAGGTATACATTGTGGATTGATTGATTCAATGAGTCAACCCTAGTCCAACCATGTTGGGTCATCACGCGATGCTCGGCTGTAGCCAATAGCCCGTTGACGTTCCACACCTCTTTTAGTCCGTTGTCGTGTACCGTCGTGACCCGTCGAGCGCCCACTGGTGTCATCACCATGTCGCCAACCACAATATCCTTGATGACCTTTGTGCCGCTTGCCATTTGCACCTGAGTCAATGAATCAACACAGGAATCTACATAATCATCATGGGTTGAGTCGGGGAAGGAGCATATTTGGCTCAGGAAGCCCTCACACCAGTCCTTGACGTAGCCCTTCCTGACGCTGCTCTCGGGTAGCCATACCCGGCCTGTGGCGAAGATGGAGGCGGTAATCTGGAGTCGCTGCATCTTGTCAGCCTTGCCGGGGTTGTAGCCCCTGACGGGCAGATGCGCAGCACGCAGTTCTTGAATCAGGGAGATGCCTGCGGCCTTGTCTTCCACGAGTATCAGGTCAGGGCGCTTGGCCTCCTTGCCTTCGCCGTAGGACACCCGCCACTCCTCTAGCACCTTGGGCTTGAGCAGGGGGAAGGTCAGGTGTTCGGCCCAGCAGTCGATGAGCAGGACGGACATCGGGCCATCCAGTGGCTTGAATACGCCCCACGTTGTCATGGCCGTCGGGTCGTTGTATTCCTTATCGCTGAAGGCACAGTCATAGCTTTGGACTATGAACTCGAACTTGGGGAAGGGTTTCTCGGCGGGGTACAGCTTGAACATGTCCCTGCCAACCACCTTGCCGTCTTCGAGGTCGACCAGCATACCCATGACCTCCTGCTCGTACAGCTTGCTGCCTTTGTACTGCTCAAGCTGGTTGCGGAAGGTTGAGGCGAGGTTGGCCTCGTTCTCGTAGGTGCTGGCGCGGTCAATGACTACGTCGTCACCCTCCCTGCCGACCAAGTCGATGATGAGGTCTTTGGGTCTCGGGGTGGTTGTCACGATGACACGGGGCTTGTCACCCAGACGCAGGCCCATCATCATCATGTCCCACGCCTCCCCGGCTCCGAGGTACTGGAATGCCGCCAACTCATCACACCAAGCGTAGTGGAACTGCGGCCCCCGCAGGCGCTCGTAGGAGTCGCCCGAGATGCCCCGGATGATTGCCCCGTTGCTCAGGCGGATTTGGTGGTCTTGCTTGTTGTAGTCAACCACGAGTTCTGGGGGGATGCAGGCGAGGAGTCCTGACTGCCCCTCAAAGCAGGTGAACTTGATGTCGTTGCTGGTTGGAGCCAGCACAAGGCATCGACAGCCGGGGTGACACCATGCCCACCACCAGAGGGCTTCAGCGGCACTGCGGGTCTTCCCGGCCCCCCGGCCAGCCAGCATCATCCAGACGGTGTAGTCCTGCTCAAGCGGGGGCGGTATCTGGTATCTGTGGGCGCTGGCTACCCATTTGGCGTGGGCAATCAGGGCAATGCGGTCATGCTCAGGGCGGCGGTTGAACTCTGCCTGCACCTCTGGGTCTGACAGCATCTCACTCAGCATGACGCTACAACCAGCCCATGAAGTCCTTGACATGTTGTGGAATCTCGCGATACCCACGGCAGTGCGCCAGCAAGTTGGCTACTTGGTCGGGTATCAGCTTGCCAACGTATGGGGCGTCTTTGCACCAGATGGTCAGGAGTTTCTGTTGACCATTGGTCAAACCCCTCTCGTCGCTGATTTGGTCTAACCATTCTCTGGTTACTATCATTACTGACCCTTGGTGATTGTTTGAGCAAAGCACAGCCTAACCGTGTCAAAACAGCGGTTCCGCTCTGTGCCTGATGTCTGACCCCCGGAGCCATGTCATCGCGTCGCACTATCCCAGACTTCATTAACCACCCGGCTCTAGGACTTCGCCCACCGCCCCTGCTCTGGCTTGCTCGTGTTGCAGGGTTATTTAAGACTCCACCACCGACGTGCCGCATGGTGTCCGAGTCACTGTGGGAATGCAAAAAGCCGTTACTACTGCCCTCGGTGGTAACCCTACGGTGTGAACCAAGGGCGAAGGCATGAGTAACGGCTCTCGTCTGTCGCTTACCACAGCAACAACTTGACTGTACCACAGTTTTACCGGGCTGCATAGTAGTTGTCACTGATGTTGTGACGCTCGACCGACCACAGGATGCGCGGGGCTTGGTGCAGGCGCAAGCGGAATCGGGCACGGAATGAAGTGCGGGTGGCAAAGTCGTACCATGCCCAGATTGCCACAAACCCACCCGGCGTCTTGCTCAGGTTCAGGCCCAGCTTGAGGTAGCCACCCTCTTGGAAGAGGTGAATCACTCTACTGCCTCGTAGGTCAGCTTGAAAATTTCGTCTTTGCAAGGATAAAACTCACCCTTCACGCCTGTGATAATCCAGTCGCCGGGGGTGACGATGTGGTCGCCTTCCAGCGTCTCAATAAAAACCCGCCCATTCCAAGGACTGGACTGGACTTTAGGGTGGTCGCCATCCTTGAACCACTGGGTGGCCTCAATCACGACAGGTTTCTTGCGGAACTTCATATTTTCTCCTTAACCAGCACGTTTTGTCATCTCCATGTTCTTGATGACCTCAAGGAACTTGGAGGCATTAGAGTCCTCGGTCTTGATGGCCGCTCCACCCTCTACGCCCTCTAGCGCCACACGGTCGCCGTACTTCTTGGGCTTCAGCTTCATGGCCGTCCACTTGCGGGCCTCAATGCGTTGCTTCTGCCACAGGATGTAGGTTTGGTCGAGGTAAGTTCGCCCCTTGTCGTCAGTGAACTCGGGCGGCATCTCGTCGGCAATCTCCAAGATTTCATCAGCGTTGGTGTCGGCCTGCTCCTCTCTGGCGCGAGCGTATTGCTCCGCAAAGACGGGCTGGCGAATCAACCACTCATATACCGTACTCTGCGCAGGGAGCGTTCCTGCCTTGTCGGCCCTCAGTATCTGGCGTAGGCTCATGCCCTCACTGAGCATCATGCATATGAGGTCTGCTGTCTGTTGGTTGTACTTTGTTGGGCGTCCAGTTGGTTTGGGCGCTACAGGAGCCTGTACGGGCGAATGGCTACCTTGGGCTTGCTTTGCGGCCTTGGGCGTCTTGGCGGGCGTTTTAGCCCTCTTGCTGGTGGTTTCTGGCATAACCCGTATTCCCCATGTGAGTGGACAGTGTAATCGATTCGCTTCGGGTCGCTATGGGTTGTTGGTAGCCCAATCGCCAGCAGGGTGCTTCCCTCTGGCCGGAGTGGGCGGTTATTTCAATCGCAAAGCCCTCACGATGCGACATAGCCAATGCGTCCATCGGCGATACCCTTACCAACACGGCTGGACATTGATAGGTGGATTCGAACCACTGTGGCAGGGCTTAATCCCCACCCCCCGGCGTATAGGGCTTGTTACTCGCCCGTCCGACCAGCCTCACCGAACTTTGCTGGCACTCTCATCAATCCCCATGCGTGTTGGCTCTCGGCTTTCGCCGGGAACCCATTGTGTTTTACTTCGCTTTCGGTTCGTTACACAAGCCACTTGTGAAGGCTTGCGGGGTCTGTTGCTTGCACTCTTCTTCGGTCAAAAGAAAGTTTGGAACCCAAACCCAAAACGCTGTAAAGGCAATGAACATTGTACCAATAATCACCTTGTCAAGCAATGTTTCCTTCACCACGGCGACTCCTCATGATTGTTTGGATTGAACGGGATTGGCTTGCTTGGCAAAGCCGGGGGTAGTTTGGTGGGGAAGGGCCAGTTATTCATTGGTCTTAACCCATGTGCAGCCAAAACAAATTCGCATCATCCACCTGACAAATGCATTCGGCTCTTTGCCTAGTTGCGGGCGATACACCAAGCCGTGGCCGTCAGGGCCACAGCCAAACATGTAGCACTTCCACTTCGAATACTCTGGCATTTTTATCGACTTGTATTCAGTCATTGGTCTTGCCCTTTCTTTTTGTTTCAAACTTGTTCACATAATCCAGCAACCGGGCAAGCACTGCTGGCTCCATTGCCACTACTTTGTTTTCGTGGTGATTGACCGCAAGCCAGACTTGATAGCCATCGTGGCTAACGTAGACCCCATCGCCCAGATATGTTTCATCCATGATTGCGCTCCTTCAGTCTTGCCTGCGCCCATGCTACGCCTTGGTCAAACGTGTCGGGCATATCTTCAATTTTGGCCCAATCCTCATCCGTCAGCCCTACCCACGGGCGCTGTGCTGCAAGTGGGGATGGCTGTTGAACATCGTCAATCTCTCCGCAGCTATAGCACAGCCATGTATAGCAACCTTTTTTGCTGTGACAAAAGCGACACGCCACCGGCTCCTGCACTGGTAGGGGTGGCGGCAAAGTGAAGTTGACAAAGTGGTCAGCAAGTTCCCGCGCTTTGTGCTTGTCGATGCCCTCGCGGACTAGGCTAACCACTACCATGTCTCGCCACGGAGTCGGCTCCTGCTCTGGCTGCACTGGTTGTGCCAAGGCTTCTTTGATGGCGGCGATGGTTTCCAAGTGCCTTATTTCTAAAGGACATTTTTGACCAACCCCGTGTTGGTCTTTTTTAGGATGATGTGCCATCTCACATACAAGCGATGGATTTACATTCTCCAACGTCACCAGCGCCTGTTGCACTGTTGCTAAGTCAATTAATATTTTGTTCATCACATCCCCTCATCGGCCAGTGCCTCGGCCACGATTAAAAGAAAAACACAGCGTTGCTCTTCGCTACTGCTGAAATGACCCTCTTCTCTTAGCAAGGTGACTTCAATGTACGGTATATCAGCGCCATCACAATCGTCGGTCAGTGCTACTTCCCGCAGCGCCGTGCTGATGGGGCCGTACTGCAAGTGCACGTCATCCGGGTGGATGCGGTAGAGACTATCGGCGGTTTTGCAATCATGCAGACTGGGCCATAGGCGAAATGCACTCTCCTTCCAGTCTCGGTCTATGGGCGACCTGTACTGAATCCTTGCCCCACGGGCAACAGCAAAAAGTAAGCGGCTCATGTTTGCTCTCCTCTTGCTCGAATAGCGGCAGCGCATTCGTCACGCACATCTTTGTCTTGCTGAACAGCAAGGTTCTCGCAGATGACCGCACTTGCTTTCATACCGTCTTTGTAGCCACAGCGATAAGCCTCGGCAGTAATGACTTCTGCCTTGTGGGCGGCGATGAGGTTGGCAAAGGCGAGGAGGTCATCATCGCCCGAATTATTGCCGTCGATAATTAACCCAGCCTCCCGCGCCATGCGATTGATGTCGTTTTTGGTCATATCATGGCCCAGACAAACCCCGCCAGCCCAGCGAGGAACACGATGGTCATCAAAAACAAAATGCCGATGGTCACCCAATGCATCATTTCGTCGATGCACCCGTAGTCTCCGTCGTCTACCTGCCTGTCCTGCGCGGCTTCGCGCTTGCTGTCGAAGCCGCTCATGCCGCCACCTTCAGGATGGCCTGTAAGCCCTCTAGGAGCCTCTGGGCTTCGTCTTTGGTCAGCACGGTATGGGCACTGCCACCCCGCAGTTGCAAATGCAGCCAAGCCCCACCGTCATCCCACTCAGAGATGGACACTTTGACACCGCTCTCGGTGCTGATGATGATTTCTTTTTCCATGAGAATCTCCTTAGTTGAGGTAGTCAGCGATTTCATCTTGAATGCGGGAGTCGTCTGCGTCAGTTAGCTTGCGTGCCAGCCAAGGGGCAGGGCGGCCCCGGCGGTCAAGTACGTCAAACAGGCACTCACTGCCGCCCTCGTAATCCCAGTCGCTGTCCGCCCCGCAGTCGCCAGCCACGTTGCTGTACTCCGTCACGCCCACGATGCAGGGGATGCCTGCCACTGTGGTCTCAATCTCGGCAATGTAGTGTGTCATTTCGCTTTCCTTCGCTGTTACCTGCTTGTTGCAGTGAGGTTAGTATAACCCAAAATTAAACGATGCAACACTTTTCTTCTAAGTGTTTTCCCTACCATGTTGCATTTTGAGGTGCGCCAGCAAGGCCAACACGGGGGCATTTCGTTGGGGGTCGTGCGCCTCGCGCTTTATCCACTGCTCCATTTCATTCAAGGCACAGTCCCAGCCAGCGTCAAAGCCTTTGACGTAGTCAGAGCGTTTACAGCCCTTGTGGGCCTGCGTGAAGGCATCCATCTTGCCTAGGATGGCATCGATGGGCGCAGGCATCTTGATAGCCTCGCTGAAGCCACAGTGCTGGCACTCCATCCGCTGATTGGTGTTGTGGATGATGTGGTCGGTGTTCATGCTTGCTCCTCTTCAGGTTTAAATTCTTCTGCGTCAACTGTGCCTGCCGCCACCAGCACTTGGTAGCGGATGACATCAATGCGGCGCGTCTTTGGGGTACGCGAGATGCCCCAAGCCACAGCGCAGTTTGCAATGTCTTCGAAGTTGATGCCGCCACCTTTGTCGTCACCCTCCCATCGGGCCTTAAATTCTTGCTTGGTCATTGCGGTCATGCTGTGTACTCCAGTGCCTGAAGTTTGCTGATTTGGCTGTTGATGTCTGTGACCGACTTCTGATAGTCGGCCACGACTTTTTGTTTCTGGGCTTTCAACGCTGCAATTTGTTGTGCCTTTGGGTGATGGTTGCGGCAGTGGCTGTAGCCGTTATCACCGGGGCCAAACTCGCCGCCGCACTGGCTGCAAAAAGTGTTTTGAAATTTCATGATTTGCTTTCTTCCGCTACTGTTGCTTCGTACTCCAGTGCCATCAGCTTGCTGATGCGGTCGTTGATATCGGTGACAGACTTCTGATAGTCGGCCATGACCTTCTGTTTCAGCGCCTCCAGCGCCGCCACCTGCTGTGCGCGGGGGTCGTAGTCTTCAGGGACATCAATCTCAATTTCCTGCGGGCCAACGTAAGTACGGTACTCAGAATCGTCAAGTTGGCAATAAAAAACTTTAAAAGCTCCCTCCTTTTCCCAAGAATGTTTTTGATAGTGAACGTGGATTGTGGTTTTGATTTTCATGATTCTCTTTCGTTTGTGGTTGGGGTTGGTTGTTGGGGCCGAAGCCCCGTTGGTTTTAGCGGCTGGTGACCTTGACGCTGAACACAGCAGACACCTTGGTGAAGGTAGCGTAGGCCGTTGCGCCATGCACTTTGATAAAGGCTTCCTTGTCGAATATTGACTTGTTGGACTCGCTGTAGGTAGCCTTGAACAAGACACCTTCGACGACCGTTGCACCGCCTGCGGATGCAGACTCTTTGATGCCGTCTTTGATGGCATCTGCCTGTGCAGTCAGGTCTTTGATTTGAGCCAACAAAGAGCCGAGTGTGTCGATGTTGTTGAGGTTGAGGTCGTTGTTCATTTCGCTGTTCTTTCGCTGGTTCTGCCTTGCGGGATTGCTTGGTCAGTGCGTGTAGTTTAAGGCCAAATTAAACCTCGTCAACAACTTTCTTAAAATATTTTTCTAAGGAAAACCCTAATGTTGTTATTTGACAACACCAAGCAGTTTGAGGGTGTCGTCCAGCAAGTCCTGCTCAGTGAAGCCCCAGTGAGCCGGGAAACCCTTCGTGCCAAGGCCGTGGACGCCGTCAGAGCCTCTGTGATGGGCTGGGCAGAGTGGCAATACGTTCATGTGGCTTGCGCGTCTCCCAGCCCCCATTCCAGCCCTTGGATGGTGCAACTCAGCCGGGGTTCCTTCATGCCCTAGCCTTCTGCAAACGGCACAACCTAGTTCCGCCACCCGGCTCATGTGTTTCTTTTCTTTGAGAGTAGTCATGGTCGGGGGCAATCTTCAGGGACGGCGACGAGGCAATGCACAGCAGCAAAGTTCCAGCCTTCTTTGACCCAGCGGTCGATGTAGCTGTCGCCCATTCTGGACAATGCTTTGCGGATAGCCTCGGGACTGCCACGGACTGTTAGCACCAGTTGACTGACGGTCATGCCGTCTTCGTGCTTGTGGAGGGCATCACGAATTCTGTTTTGGAGTGGCGTCATTTCTTGCCGCTCCTGATGAGGTTGTGCAGTCTGTCTTCGATGGGTTCTACAACCCCTTTGCCTTCCCAAGACTCCCACAGCCCGTTGCGGCGGTCATCAATGGTCAGGTCGCCATCGGGGCTTTGACTGAGCAGTATTCCCATCTCCTTGCAACTTGCTGTAAAGCGTTTCGGTGCTTCTTGCGTCGGGCAAATGGTGTAGGTGTAGGGTAATTTAGCCATTGTTCTTTCCCTTCAATGCCTTCTCAATTGAGCGGTACAGACCCCACGCTGTTGAGCCATTGGCGTCAGTCCAGCGGTTGTAAATTGCCGCAAACTCGTACTCAGTCAACCCTTTCCACGGTGATGCGTAAATTTGGGCATCATCATTCACTGTTCGACGCTTGATATCTGCTTCCAACTGTTCAAACGCTTCGTCTTCTGGTGTCTTCATATCGTTGCCTTTCCTTCTGCTCTGTTGTTTGCTTGCTCTGTCCGCCAGATTTCCACTCGCATCTCGGCGGCGGTGATGTCCCACTTCAGCTTCTCTTCAATCTCCACCGCCGCTTGCAAGCCTTTAATCATCTCCAGCATCTCTGGATGGGCGTAGGCTTCGCGCTCCTGCGCACCGAGGGCGGTCTCCATGCTGCGCTTCATCAGGATAGCCTTGAGGCTTTTGCGGTACTGTTCGATGTAGGTGCGTTCTGCCTTTGCCTTTGCAAACAAAGCCGCGTTTTTCAGGATGTAGTCCACAGCCCTGTGGGGGTCTCGCTCTTCACTCATTCTTTCTCCTTTTTTTTCCTCTTCTCTACAAAATCTTCGCGGATTTCAATCATTGCGTAAGCCTGTTCAAACGCCTCGTAGGCCACATCAATCTTTGACTTGCCCTTGACGGGCTTTTGCATCATCAGCGCAAACATGGCATAGAGGTCAATCAGTTCTGGTTCTGTGTTCATTCAATTCCCTCAATTTTTATTTTGACCATGCCGCCAATTTCATCTGCCCAGTACACGCGCAAGTCTTCAATCAAGGCGTCGTCCTGCATCACACCAGCGTGCGTCATGGAGTCCAGCAATGCCTTCAAGAGGTTGTCCAAGTCACGACGGCGGCGGTCTGGGCGATACGCTTTGATTTCTACCTTGACTGCGTAGTCGATGTGCTTTGCGGCACGTTGTATCAGCACTTGGTCAGCAACCGCCTTGCGGTACTCGCGCCCCTTTGCACTGATGAGGACGCGCCCGTTGAAACTGCGCCAGTAGGTGTTGACTGTGGGAGGCCAAGGGAGTGTGAGTTCAATCATTTTTTACTCTGGTGATTGCGGATGCCCTCAGCCAATTCATGTTGACCAAAAGCCATTGCAATGTCAGCGTAGGCATGGCGCTCTATTTCAAGAGCGTGTTTGGTGGCCTGAATTGCAGTCGCCATGATTTCCGCTTTGGCTTTAGCCAAGGCGTCATTGAATTCGTTCTGCGTGTAAAGGGTCTTGCCCTGTTCAAAAATGTTCATTTCATTGCCCTAATTTTTCTGTGAATCATCAGCGTGATGCCGGGGAATGGGGTCTCAAGTTCTTTAAAGCGGTGTATCAAGTAATCTCTCCTGCCATCCTTGAGGGCTTGTTCTCCACCCGCCAAGGCCAGTTCCGCATAAGTCTGGGTCAAGGTCTCCAACCAGTCCGAGTGCGACTGTGATGTCGGCGTAGGTGTGATTGTGTCCATCGCGTACCTCGTCTAAAAGTTTATGGGCTTGAAAGTAGTTCATATAAAGTCCAGTGATTGTTGTGCAGTGCGAATGTTTTGCAGTTGGCAATAGTCTGGATTCAATTCACATCCAATGTATTGCCGCCCAAGGTTCTGCGCTACCTGTGCAGTTGTGCCGCTGCCCATAAATGGGTCAAGGACAATGCCTCCCACTGGTGCGCCAGCCAGGATACAGGGTTCAATCAGATGAGACGGAAAAACGGCAAAGTGAGCGCCAGCGTAAGGCTTGGTAGTCACTGTCCAGACGCTGCGTTTGTTTCTTTTGCCAATTTCACCAAAAGTTGATGCCTCAATTGTTTGACCTGTTTGAGCAATTCTTTCTGACGTATTGTTGTATTTCCATGTATCAATTCCTTTTGCTCTTTGTTTAGCAAATCCAGAATCTTCGTTTGCTTCTTCTTTTATCGCATCCGCATCGTAGTAATACTTCTGCGACTTGCTCATCAGGAAGATGTACTCATGCGCCTTAGTGCATCGGTCTTGCACCGACTCAGGCATGGGGTTGGGCTTGTGCCAGATGATGTCTTGGCGCAGATACCAACCATCAGCACGTAGTGCAAAGGCCATCATCCACGGGATGCCAATTAGGTCTTTGGGTTTTATGCCGTCAATTTTTATTGCCTTGCCGCCACGCCCTTCTGCCGCTTCTTTTGACATGATGTTAGGTTTTGTGCCTTGACCGCCTGACCCGTTGTAACTATCTCCGATGTTCAGCCACAGCGTCCCATCGTCCTCCAGCACATCCCACACGCAGCGGAACACTTCGACCATTGCCGTGATGTACTGCTCTGGTGTTTCCTCAAGGCCAAGCTGCCCCTCATGTCCGTAGTCTCTCAGACCGTAGTAGGGTGGGCTGGTCACGCAAGTCTGCGCTTTGATGCCCTGCTCTTTCCAGCGGCGCATGGTTTCTCGGCAATCGCCAAATTCAATTTTGTTCACCACGGCTCCTTGGGCAACCACGAGGCAACCGTTTTGGCTGGATTGTTTTTGTCTGCCAAATATTCCTTGTAGGTCTTCGTAGCACCATACTCGGGGCGCTGCCACTGGTGAAAGCTGCATTTGGGCATCTGCCCTTCCAGCTTCACGCTCCAGCGGGAGGCGCACCCCGGCACGCTGCAAAGCAGGCTTGGGCCGTCATCACGGTCTTTTGGTTCAGGTTTAGCAAAACTCATTTTGAATATTTTCCATCTATGATTTTTTGGAAATTTGTTGCATTAACGACCCATTCCAAATCTGGTCGCCACGTTCTGCCTTGCGACTCAAACCCGGTTGACAGGGTCGTGTCGTTTGCAATGTAGCCAAAAAAGCTGTCCCACCATTGGACGCCTGCTCCCTGCGTCTCGTAGCCCTCTGGGCTGTACTGGCTTGGTTTGCTGGCTTGGTTCCACCTCTGCCTCAGATTTGCCCTGCGATTCCCCTCCCAGATTCTTGGCTGGGCAAGGTGGGGTAGATGCTTTGACCAAAGTTTGAGAATCACATCCTGCGGACAGGCCATCAGCTTTGCTGTGGACAAAGAAGGTTTACCTTCTTGTATTAAAGATGGTTCTTGGTTACTGGTTATTGGTTCTTGGTTATTGGTTAGTTGAACGTCCGTTTGAACGTCCGTTGGACGGGCGTTAGACCTTCGTTCAGCAGAAGCCTTGCCAGCACGCGATGCTTGGTCAACCTTTGACCTGTAGTGTGCAATTTCTTTGTCGGCGCGATTGCTTGTCCAGCCCTCTTCGCCAAGCACGAAGAACTCTTGGAGAACCATGCCCACCTCCTGCTCATGTTCCCGCAAACCTATCTGGCGTGCAACGGACGTTACACCGCTGTTCAACGGGCGTTCACTCAAATAGTAGGCATCAAGCAGTCTTCGATAGGCAATGTCTTCGATGGGCGACAGATGCCGAGTGTGACTGACATAGTCACCGATATTAAACTGGTAGTAGTGCATTGACAACCTTACGTTCTAGGTCAGCCGTTACTGTGGGTGGGTCTGGCAGGGCGGTAACGAATCGCCTTTTCCCCCGCTAAGGGTAGCCATGCCCAATTCTATCATAGTGCTTTTTTGGGCCTGCCGCCAAGTTTGCCTAACTCTTTGTTGACGGCCACCTGTTTGGTGTACCGGGCAATTTCTGCGTCACAGCGGCCATTGCGATAGCCGTCAACGCCCTTGACGAAGAATTCTTCCAAGACAATCTCGGTGATGTCCAAGTCAAGTTTGATTTTTCTGGCAACCGCTTCGGTATCCAAAGGGATTGGCTTTTCGCTGATGTAGTACAAATCCAACAGTCTGCGGTAGGCCAAGTCCTCGGCATCCGACAGGTGCGTGGTGTGGGTAAGGTATTCGCCCAGATAAAATTTGTACCAAATCATTTCGCTGTCTTTCCAAAGATGTCGGGCCGAAGTTCAGCCCTCTTTACTTTCCTGCCAGTCTGCACTTCAATGTCTCGGGCCAGTTCTGGGCTAGGCAGTTGTCTCCCGGTCACCACCAGCGAGAACCAAGTCTTGCTGATGCCCAGCTTGCGGGCCATTGCAATCATCGACCCCCTTGGCTTGTCCTTAAAAAATTCTTGAAGCGTCATTGGGTTCCTTTGTGGTTAAGCGCATATTACACCCAAAAAAATAGTTGTGCAAGACAAAATTAAACGTGGTACACTTGAGCCAGTTTAATCCCAAAGTGAACCTATGCACAACGAAATGCACGAACTCATGCTGGAACGAATGCAAATGCTTGAAGAGGCTCTACAAAGGGCTGAGGCAGGCACTGCTAGTGGGGACGACTGGGACATCATCCGCAGTGAATGCGGGGTGTCCAAGCGGCCAATTGTGACTTTAGAAACTGTATCAATCAGGAGCGAATCATGGGACTAATAGCGAAAAGTAGCGGCGGCGGTGGTGGATTTACCCCCGTCCCACCGGGGATGCATCTTGCACGATGCTACCGAGTCATCGACTTGGGAACTCAAAACTCAACCTTCCAAGGAGTGGTTACAAAAAAGCCAAAGTTGATGTTTCAATTTGAGGTGCATAGTGAGGACGATGCAGGCAATCCCCTTGTCACGGACAAGGGTGAGCCAATGTCTATCTCAAAGAACTTTAGCCTCTCGCTGGCCGAAAAGGCCACACTCCGCAAGGATTTGGAGACTTGGCGGGGGAGGGCGTTCACGGGGACAGAACTCAATGGCTTTCAACTCAAGAACGTGTTGGGCGTGTGGGCAATGATTTCGGTCATCAAAGCAATGGGCAATGACGGCAATGAGTACACCAACATTTCGGCCATCATGCCCGTGCCCCCCGCAATCAAAAGGGGTGGTATGCCCCAAGGTCACAACAATTTGAAGGAGTTCTCAATTGATGAGCCTGACATGGAGTTGTTCAGCACCTTCAGCAACACCCTGAAGGAGAAAATCCAAAAGTCGCCAGAGTGGCAGGCACGGGGTAATTCAAACGCCCCAGCGCCCGTTAAAGCCCCTTCTAGTGGCTTTGATGACATGGACGATTCAATTCCCTTTTGACTATGAGGTTGATGCGTAACCAAAACGCGGCGCACATTGATTTCTTTCAGTTCAAGGGACTGATTGAGACCAATCCCAAGGCGACGCCTTGCGACATTGACATGGTGTTTGAGCGCAAGTGCAAATTCTTTGTTGGTGAGTGGAAGCGGGAGGGTGAAAGCATCAGTCAAGGACAGGGGTTGCTGCTGCGCAATTTGGCAAGGCAACCCCAGTTCACCGTAGTCATCATCCAAGGCAACACGGACGGTGAGACGGTGGTGGAGAAGTTTGAGCAACTCTGCGTAGACGGGGTTTTTAGGTTGCGTGGGAAGTCTTTTGATGACCTCAAAAAATTTGTTACGCGGTGGTACAACTGGGCAAATGCCCAAGAATTTCAATAGGAAAAATCATGGCAACTAGGATTTATATCGTCGGCTCTTTGGATGGCACTACGCGCCTTGTTCGCGCAGCCACGCCCCATCAGGCCATCAGTCATGCTGCGCACTCGCAGTTCACCGTTCGTGTACCAACGCAAGATGAACTGGTCACCGCCGTCAGCGAAGGCGTAACCGTGGAGAACTACAAAGACCAAATGGAATTGGGAGAAATGGTATGAACACAGGAGGCCCAGCGTTTCCATTTTCGCCGTCTGATGACAGCACAATCAAGCCCCAACTTGGCATGACCCTGCGGGATTATTTTGCGGCCAAGGCGATGCAAGAAATTATTTCCAGCGATGGTGATTTTCTTGATGCTCGTTACAGTTCACCAGAAACTATTGCTAATGCGGCTTACCACATGGCAGACGCCATGCTGAACGCGAGGGAATCATGACTATCACAATCCCGGCAATACGAGCCAGTGAATCCAATCATTGGTACACCCGTGACGGCGTGCCACAGTACACCGTGGAGGCCAAGAAGGGCGGACAGCGCAACACTACCTTGCGTGATGCACGAACCATGAACTTGGTTCCAAGTGTCACTACAATTTTGAGTGTTGCGGCAAAACCCGCGTTGACAGCTTGGCTTCAACAACAGGTCTTGCTTGCTGCCCTCACGCTCCCGCGTCGAACAGACGAGCCTGAAAAGGAGTACGTCGACCGAATCATCAACGACTCGAAAGAGCAAGGTCGGTCGGCGGCGGATGCTGGAACGGACATTCATGCAAGCATTCAAGGATACTATGAAGGAAGAAGCACAGGCAAACACCAAGAGAGTGTCCGCGCCTGCACATACGCAATCGACAGTTGGGTCGGACTACGAACATGGGTCAGCGAACGAGCCTTCGCTCACGAGGCAGGCTTTGGGGGAAAGTGCGACCTCTATTGTGAATCTGACGGAGGATTTGTGGCTGACATCAAAACCAAAGAGTTCACCGACCCCACAAAGGTCGATGGCTACGACGAGCATCTCATGCAACTCTCAGCCTACCGAGTTGGCCTAGGCATTCCCAAGGCACGCTGTGCTAACGTCTTTGTCTCTCGTAGCGTTCCTGACCTTGTTGTGGTGCGCGAGTGGAGTCTTGAAGACCTTGACCGTGGTTGGGAGATGTTCGTGCATCTCCTGCAATTTTGGCAACTTAAAAACTCTCACAAATAAGGACTGAAAATGTTGAGCGAAGAAACCATCAAGCAAATCTTCTTTCAGAGCGACCGTCCCCGCAAAGACCCCCTGATTGCGGATGAGGTAGACATCATTCAATTTGCTCACAACATTGAGTTGTTTGTAGAGGTGGCATTTGCCAGAAGGGAACACGCCCGTTGCGTTGAGATTGTCAAACACATGAATTGCGCAGTTGGTGAGGCTTTAGAGAACCAGAAACCGGGGTAATCATGGACAGCCTCATCGTTCACTTGGCAAAACAATACGAAGAGGGAAGTCGAGACCCAGAGGCGGTTTTGGCTTTTGCTTGCATGGAAGCCTACCAACAAGGGTTTGATGAGGGCGTAGAGCAGGGAGAAAAGCAGATGGCGCAAACTCATATGCTCTTGATGTGTACCGCTGGACACGCATAAAAAAGCCCCCCGATTCAAGGGGGGCGAAAAGGAGAGTGGCAACTGCTCCTACAAATTATTCTACTGGTTCTTTGGTAAGACGATTGTAAATATCACGCCCACCCAAACCGATAAGTCCAGCCAAGCCAGCCTTGCGTGCAGCCCGCAACGGCTTGCCCACTGGGGGTACTAGCATCGCACCCGCAGAACCAGCCTGTAGAACCTTTAAGACGCCTTCGCTGGTGTCTCCAGCCTTGAACCGCTCCATCGCCTCTTGGTAACTCATGACGCCAACCGCGCCAGCTAAAGCGCCCAAGCCTGCACGGCCAACAATTCTTCCAGTGTTTGCGGTGAATTTGCCAGCAGGGGTTGTCGGTTCTGGCGCACGACGCAGTTTTCGTTGAGCCAATTCGGCGTTTGTTTGTGCTTGGGTCACTGCACGTTGCAGTGGAGCCGTTGTCCTTCTTTGTTCAGCAAGGACGTTGTGCTGTTGCCCAGCTTGCGCACGCTCTTGCCGTATACGTTCCAAATCAGCCTCGTAGGAAAGCCGTTGCTGTTCGAGTTGCTGGGCTTGAGCCTCTTGCTGGATGCGTCCCTGTTCGGTTCTATTTTGCAACTCAGCTTGGCTTGCTTGGGCTTGACGGTCTATGTCAGCTTGACGTTCTGCTACTGTGGTGGGGGGCAGTTGAAGTTGCACGCCGCCCTCGGTCGTTACCAACCCAAAATCACCAGCACCAAGCCGTTTGATTTTTTCTATGTTTGCAAGGTCTTGGTCAATTAAAGCCTTGCCACCAGTTGGGCTGTCTTTTGATTTCCCCGTAGCCACATCAAGAACGGCTTCAGGCAACTGATGTTTTTGCCCAGCCTCTTGAATCATCCAGTTTCTTGTGCCCGAATCACCCTCAACTTTTGGGCCACTCGCCCTGCCCTCTCGGATTACTTGCGGAAATGGCGACGATGGTGCAGGCGGCTCAATCACTGGAGCGGCCCTTGGCACTCCCCTCAAACGCTCTTGAGCCAGACGCTGTTCGTTTTTGAGGCGCTCAAGTACATCTTGACTTTCCCTGTAAGCATCCTCAAGGTCGCCGGGGCGGTGGGCGCTGGCATTCTCTAAATTGCGGCGTGCCAATTCCAATTTATCTTGCGCAGAAAGATTTGCCTCTTCTGCTGAAGAGAGGATTGGCTTGGCAAACATGGGGCCAGCCAAATTGATGGCCGCACCCATATAAGCTGCTTCTGCTGGTTGAATATCGTTGGCAAAATCCTTTGCCCGCTCAAGCAAGGTTTTGGGCGGTGGAGGAGGCTTGTTCTTATCCGCTTCCGCTTGGCGTAGAGCCTCTGCCTCTTGTTCTTTTTTAAGTTTGGCTGCTTCTGACTCGTAATTTGCAAAACGACTTGGTTGTTTTGTAGCGCCAATCAGGCCAGTCTCTGCGTCATCATCCAAATCAAAATTTTGAGAAACACGCAAAGCGTATTTGCGCGTTTCTGGACGCAAAGACATGATTGCTTCGTCTGGATTGGTGTCGTATTGCTTGATGAATTCAGCGTTTGCTTTTGGGCTGGCGTTATACATCGCCACGGCAATGCGCGGACTTTTGTATTTGGTCAACAAGTCTTTCAGAATGAAGACGCCGCCTTTGATGTTGCTGTCTTCATCATCAAGGTCAATGTCTGCATTTAAATTCTTGTTGTACAAACGAGCGGTGTCAGGCATTATTTGCATAAGACCACGCGCTCCAGCAGGGGAGGTTGTAACTTTGTCACCGCTGAAGTGATTGAACTTTCCAGCGGTCTCCGCCTCCGCAATTGCAACAGCAAACGCTGGATTCACGCCTTGGCGCTCTGCCTCTACGGCAATCTTAATCACCACATCTTGCTGAGGTTTTGACAGTGCGGTAAATTTTTTCTCGTCCATGCTTTAACCTCCACGTGCTTTTTGCAGACGCCTTAATTTTTCTGAATAGGTTTCTTTCTTTTCAGTAATAATTTCGGTTGGCTTCACAACAGGAGCGGCTGGCCTTGGAGAAACAGCGGCGGCTTCTTGTTCTGCTCTCTGTAAGGCTGCAATCCTTTCGCTTTCTGCTATTACCGAAGATTTGTCAGGGGCGGCGACAGGGGCCGCAGGTGCTGGCCTTGAAGTGGCCGCAGGTGCAGGTTGCGGAGCAGGGGGAGCAGGTTGCGGAGCAGGCCTTGGAGGGGCCGCAGGAGGCGCAGAGGCCGCAGGGGCCGCAGGTGGTGCGGAAGCCGCTGGAGCCGCAGGAGCGGAAGCCGCTGGAGCAGGAGGTGGGGCCGCAGATGCCGCTGGGGGTTTCTTCTGAGACAACAAATCCACGTTGTCTGCACGCACCCGGTCAAGCGTTTCCCTGTAGTCTGACTTGAGGGACTTGTAGTCATCGTCAACCATGAAGTCGTTGTAGGTATAACCGGGCTTCTTGCTTTTTTGACTCCACAATTTGAAGCGGTCTTCGTCAAACATGCTTTGCAGCTTGAGTGCTTCTGACTTCAGAATCAATGCACGTTGGCTGTCTGTTGGCAAAGCGTAAATGGCTCCAAGAAGTTTTGTTTCGTAATCGGACATTGAACCTTCGCTTGGCGTCCTGTTCAACTGACGACCGCGAACTTGCAATTCCGCAAGTTTTTGCGCAAGCATTTGCAAAGCAGTCAAATCGTCCTTGGTCAGATTTGCTTCAGCAAGAGTTTTGGCAGGCAGATTGACGCTAAAGTTGCCAAAACTGATGCCCTCTTGCGCGGCGCGTGTAAGAGCGCCAAATACTCCGGGTTGGTTCATTGCCTGTGTAATTCTTGGGTTGCCTTTTGCGTAAGCAATTATGTCGTTTGAAGCGGTGATGTTTCCAAATGCCAACTCCGCCTGCGTTGCCAGCTTGATAGCTTTTTCCTCAGCACCTTTTGACCTTAATTTGGCTGTTTCTTCGTCCCCGGCTTGTTGAACGGCAATAGGCAATTTGCCTCGTGCAATGTCTATATCTCTTTGCACCTCAACTGCGGCTTTGCCAGTGGCAGCAGCAATTTCTGCTGCTACTTTCATATCTGACAGTTTTTGCGCTTGGGTTATTTCACCCGGCGCAAGCGCCAATTGCTCCGCAACTTTTTGGTCTGTTACCAATTCTTGGGCGGTTTTTGCAATCAAGTTGTTGTAATCTACGTCGGAAATGTTTTTTCTTGTTCCATCTTTTCCAGCCAAGTTGCGAACCTGCTCTTGCTCTAACCAACCCTTGTCATCAAAATATTGAAGTAACGCTTTTTCGTTGCCAGTTTTGTTATATTCTTTTAACTTGGCTTGGTACTCAGCGTACTCTGCTACGTCCATTGAACGCTTAGTGGTAAGACCGCGAGGGACGACATCGCGTTTATCTTGGCCTAATTTTTCTCGTTCAAAACCAAGCCTCTCGCGGTCGATGAGGTTTTTCTCATCGGCTTCTTGAGACCTACGCATTTCTTGCAAGAAAGGAAGTATTTTGGGGTAAGAGCGAGCCATCAGCAACACTTCATCGGTAACTTTTATGCGCCCTTGAACGGCTGCATTCAACACTTGCTGGGGGTTCTGACCAGCAGGAACAGCAGCAGTAGGAGCGACCATAGGCGGCATTGTGCGACCAGCCTCGCCGGGAGCCTGCGTGATAGGAGCAGGAACACCAGCGGGAGCGGTTCTGCCCATCAGCTTGTTGACAAAGGCATCACCACCCAACTGCTGGCGTAATTCCATCTCTTTGCCCGCCAGTTCCATCTCCAATTTTTGGTTCTCTCTCTGGCGGAGCATTTCCTTCTCTGCCTCTACTCCAGCGTTTTCTGCGGCATACCCCAAGGACTCGCCAAACGAACCCGTCTTGGTGGGTTTTAAGAAGCCTGCGGCGGTCTGCATCAAGACAGGGTCAAACATCCTGTTCTTGCGGTCGTCCAATCCTGCGCGAAGACGCAAGAGAATATTGTTCATCGCCTCGCGCTGGTCGCTTAGGTCGTCAGTAACCGACTCTTTTAACCCAGTTGACTTGGTTATCTCTTCAATGTTTTCAGCTTGTTTTTCACCTGCGTCAAATTTACCCCCAACTTGCTGAGGTTTCATTTGGCTTAATGCGCCCTGTGCTGGAATTGCCATTTTTTACCCCACTAAGTAGCCATCGACATCGTAAAAATTTCCGTTGCCGTCGTGATATTCTGAGCCAGAAGGAGCCATGCCGCCATCGGCAAGACGTACACCGCCACCCGATTTAAAAGTGCTTGTTTTTACTGGAGTAGCTGGTGTTCCTGACTTCTTGGCGTTTTCTGTTAATGCCTTGTAATACTCGGTTTCAGCATCCGTTTTAGCAGTGTTGGGGAACAACGAAGCAAACATAGTACCCAAGCCAGCAATCTGTGACAACGGACTGCCTGAATATGCTGTGCCAGTTTCTGTGCCAGTCGTCTGCGTAGTCCTGCCCATAGGCATTTGGTAGCCTTGGAGCAACTTGGCAAACTGCTGGGTTTGTGCCATTGGGTAGTCGAGCAGCTTCTGGCCTTGCGCCTGTTGTTGAGAGCCGTAGTCGGACATGGTCTTCAGACCAGCCAGCCCTAAACCCTGCTGGGCTTGGCCCAAGTTCTCAAACCCCTGCCCAGCCTGTAGGGCGCGAGTCAGGTCTGCCTGAGCCTGACTTCCTGCGGTTGTGTAGCCTTGCTGAAGCGCCTGCATCTGCTTGCCCAGCAAGTCAGCTTGGATGTCGCGCAAAGAGTTTCCAGTAATCTGAGACTGACGACGAGAACCAAACTGACCAGAGCCAATAGCCGCCGCGCCAAGGTTGGGCAGGATGTTTTCTTGGACATTGCGCTCAGTCAGGCGACCCATCTCATCCACCACACTTGAGGTGTAGGGGTTCATGTAGTCAGCAATGACATCAGGAACCGTTGTAGCGCCCGCCTCGCCCAGCAATTGGGACGCTGCACCCATAGACCCCGCGCCAGCAAACGCAACGTCTGGGGCCATCTGGAAGGCTTGCTGCTGCAAAGGGCTGAAGCCAGCAATACCGCCCTGCTGGACAGCGTTCTGGCCTAAATTGGCAATGTCTTGCAGGTAGTTCGTGTAAAACTCTGGAGCCGACTGTTGGTCTTCCGTCGTCTTGGTAATCGGGGGCAGTGGGTCACCCTGAAATAAGCCAGCCATTATCTTGCTCCTTTGAGATACGAGGTTAGCACTTTTGTCTTGGGCGGTATTTTATTGATGGGTGCTGACCGCTTGTGGGCGCGGATGTTCTCGCGGAACCTGTCCAAAGCCTGTGCGCCTGCCTTGGTCGAGCCATTGCCAATCTGCGCAACAATTTCAGAATCAAACACGTATTCGCCATCCGCAAGCATTGCCGGGATGTCGTCAGACTGGCCGTCGCCTTCTCCATGTACAGCGGAACCTTGACGGAAGTCCATGCGGCCCTGAGTCATTGGCACGTTGGAAACGTGAGACAACCCACCCCTGCGCATTTGGGGAGGCATCCCCTGCTGAGGCATCATGGGCGACATTTGTTGTGGAGCCATTGGCGGAGCCTGCTGTGGCAACCTTTGTTGTTGGGCTTGTTGTGCAGGTTGTTGCTGCCCCACTTGAGTCATCATCTCTGGGGGGTTCATAGGGGGCTGTGGGCGCATTCCCAAGTTTGCCAAGATGTCCGCAGGTTGCCCAAAGGTGTAGTACGAGGACACAGGAGTCGCCATAGAAGACAGACCGCCAGAGGCCATCCCCTCGGCGGCAACCTCTTCGTCGGCGGCAACCTCTTCGTAGCCGTAGTCGCCTTCGTTCACCGGGTTGTAGCCGGGGGCGTTCAGGTTCCGCAACAACTCCTCGTTTGGCGTGTAGTCGTCGCCACTTGTGCCGTAGTCTTCGTAGCCAACAAAGTTGGTCGGGCCAATTCCAAAGTCAGTGGTGCGTGGGTTGATAGCGCCGACCTTCGACATATCAAAACCTTGATATTGCTCACCACCGCCAGAATCATTGCCAAGCAAAGAAGCAACCAAAGCGCCAGCGCCAGCCGCTGGAAGTGCGCCAATTATTTTTGCAACCGTTTCGTCGCTTGCGCCAGTTAAATTTTGGAAGCCTTTCGATACGGTATTTCCTATATTGTCGAAGGAAAAAGGATTGCCACTGGTCGCCACGGCTTTGGTGGTGACGTTAGGGTCATAGACCGTGCCGTATTCTGGGTCGTCAAAAGTGTAGTATGTGCCATCGCTGTAATATTGAGTGTAGGTTCCATCTTTGTTGTCAACAGACTTGCGGACGGTCACATCATCAATTGCTGTATCGTATGTGCCAGAGGATGCAACGGGATACGGGTCTTCAAGAGTGCTAGATATTTCATTCCCGTTATAATCTACGGTCACATAACCTCGATTTTCATCGTAATAGGTGTAGGAATTGTCGCCGTTATCGGTGTACTGGACATCGCTACGAAATACATCTCCACCGGGTGCGTAGCCTGCTACTCCGCCTTTGTTCATCATAGTCATCAAGCCTCCGCGTTTTGCGTACTCTTCACCAGAATAATCCGTGTAGTCGTTGTAGTCTGTGTAGCCGCCATTGTCTACGTAATCATCGCTGACCGCATAATCCGCGTTATCTACGTAATCAGTGCCGTCTGGATAATTGGTGTAGTCGTCGTAGTTAAAGTCTGTAGTCCACTCGCCGTCACCGCCCAGTGTCCATTCAGCGCCAGTGTCTGGGTCTGTGTAGGAGGTAAATTCTGGTTCTTCCGCCTCCACAGCATCTTCTGGAATGGAGCCGTCAGCGTAGTACGCCAAGTCATACCCACCATCATCATTCATGGTGTAGTAGTTTCCCTCGCCGTCTTGGAAGTATTGAGTACCCTCAGAACCTTCACTGACTCCGTCGCCGCTGGTTGTATCAATTGTTTCGCCATCTCCACCGCCGCTTGCGGCATCTTGATTGGCTTCATCATAAATTGATTCAACTTCCGCTGGGTTTACATTTGTATCGGCCACCATGCCCGTAATAACCCCGCTGGAGTCATAGGTTGTAATCATGCCGTCTTCAAAAACAGAATAAGTTCCGTTGCCATTGTCTACAGCGCCCTCTGGAGGCGCACCTGTCCCTTCTAATGCTTTTGCTCGGTCAAGTTCTGCTTGAATTTGTTCTTCAGTCAATACCGTGCTAGTGATTGGTTTTGTTCCGCCCGCAGGAGTCTTTGTACCCCCCACAGGGGTCTTGGTTCCGCCAATAGGTGTTTTTGTACCACCAGCAGGTGTAGGGCCAGTTTTAACCACCGTTGGCTTGCCAGTAATCTTGTCGATGATTAGCTTTGTTCCAGCACCAATCGCCGCGCCCGTGAGCGAGTTGACTAGTGTGTTTGTGGCCGTACTTGGCTTTGTAACGACAGGCTTGACTACAGAAGTGGGAGTCGTCTTTGTCGTAATTACAGGCTTTGTTGTAGTTACAGGTTTTGTTGTGACGACAGGCTTGGTCGTAACAGTTGGCTTGACCGCTGGGGTTGTTACCTTGGGCGTAGTGGTCTTTGTTGTCGGCGTAGTGGTCTTGGATGTCAGCGTAGACTTGGTCGGCAAAAGAGTCTTTGGGGCAAGCGTAGTCCTTGGAACCATGCTAGTCTTTGTGGTCAAAGATGCAGGCGGCTTTGTAGGTAAAGTTGCTTTTTGTGCTGGCGGCAAAGTTAGCTTGTTTGTTGGGCTTGTAACCGTCGAGGTGACTGGAGGAGGACTTGCGCCGCCACCCATAGGGGTTGTACCAGTGTTTAGGCTTGAACGAGTACCAGAGCCTTCAGAAGTCATTGAGCCAGAAGTGCGACCAGTCAATGAAGGACGGTCGTTCAAATTGCTGATGACGCTTTTCAGTGGCGCAACGTCAAAATCTTTAGCCTCTGGAAGTTGCTTGGTTGATGTGCGTTTTTTCAAAATCGCCATTTTTATCCTGCCTTTTTAACCAGTGAGGTCAAGCCTGCAATATTGCTCACAGGGCTTAGTTTTGCGGTGCTTGCCAAAGTTTTAGCTGGGCCAACCGCTGTTGGTTTTTTGATTGGAACCGCTTTTTGAATCGGTATCAATTTAGCCACATCCATCCTTGCCGGGGGCTTGACAGCCGCTGGCCTGATGCTTGCCGACCGCAAGCCGCCAACAGGTCTAGCCGCTGTCGGTCTCCTGTTCAAGGATGACTTGATTAAGCTACCAATAGTGGAAATCACAGGTTTTGCAATGTCAATGGCTTTTATTCCTGATGACGAAGCTATTTTTTCTTGAGGTGCTTCCGTTAGAACCGCATTCAATCCACCAATAGGTTGTTCTTCTGTTTCGTCTTTTGCCAAAGTCTTGACAACATCAGGAACTTCCGCTTCAGAAATAACTGCACCTTCTTGACTTTGAGTGTCAGGTAAATTTATAGGCTGAAAAGTTTCCGACACGGAAGCCAACGGGCTAGTTGTGCTTACAGACGCTACTTCTGAAGGAGTTTCTGATGCATCATTGAAATCAATATTTTCAGAAACTGCGGCCAATGCACCAGTTGGTGCGCTACTTGTGACTGCGTAGTCTGGGAACGCTTCTGCAATATCTACAACTTCTTTTGGAATATTTGTTGCCGTATCGGCCACCACAGCATCGCCAGTAGTTGCGCCTGTTGCGGCGATTAAATCTTTGAAATCAGAAGTGGTTTGTCCAGTCGGCACTTCAGAAACTATTGTGTCTGCTGCACTTGTTGTACCCGCCGTTGTGCCCCCAGTGTCTGCTGTACTTGATGCAATCGTTGTACCTGCTGTACTCGTTCCATCCAATGTACCCGCTGTGGTGTCTGCTGTAGCTGCTGTCCCTGCCGTACCCGCTGTACTCGCTGTGTCTGTTCCACTTGCTCCACTTGTTCCACTTGTTCCACTAATTCCACTAATTCCACTTGTTCCACTGGTTGAACCTGTTGAACTTGTTGAACCTGTTGTGCCTGCTTGTGCTGCGTTGTAGGCTTGCAAATCACCACCGTACTGCATGTACGTTGCAAAATCAGAAAACCCAGCGTTGGTTGCCGTCTGCAAGTTTATGGCGTCTGTGTCTACAGTTGTTGCATCGGTACTTGTCACAATATTGTTTAGCGAGTCAAAAGCGCCCTCAGTCAAATTGATAGCGCCATTACTGAACCCATCCATTGCCGCCGTTACGCCTGCATTGATTGCGGCGTTGGTCATGGCTGTAGTTCCATCACCAGTTAGAATTGTGCTAACAATACCTGCCTTTATGACACCGACGGCTTCTTTAGGTAATTCATCTATAGACAAGCCAGAAATAATTTTATCTGCGCCAACATTTGCAACGCCGCTTGCTAGAGAGCCAACAAAAGCATCGCCAATATTGTCACCCGTTGCGACGGCTTTGCCAGCCGACACAACAGCGTTTGTAATAATTCTTGTTGCCGTTTCATTTCCAACAACTTCTTGTACTACGTTGCTAATTCCGGGAGTAAAAGAGGCTCCAGCAACACTTAGCACCGCATTGGTAAATGCCTTTTCAACGGGCACACCTGTTGCCAGTTGAATACCAGTATTCAATATCGTGCTGCCAACCGTGGTTGCAAAAGCGGTTGCTGCTGCCCCCGCAGCCGCTGCTCCCGCTGCGGTAGCACCACCCGCCAAAGCCGCCGCTGATGCTGCGGAGGCGCTAGTGACTAAACCAGAACTGACTAAAGATTGCCCAATAGCGGCCCCTGCACCGGGGGCCAATACATTGATGGCTAACGCCACTATAAGCGGGGCGTTTTTAGATAACCCTAAATCAGAATCTAATTGTGCCAGTGAGTTAGATAATTCGTTGATAAACCCACTGGGGCTGGTGTTTATTATCCCGGTGTAATTGCCTTGAGCGTCATAGGTATGTGAATATCCTTTGGTTCCCGTTGGCGCAAAATATCCTGCTAGGGCAAGCGGTGAGTACGATGCGGCTTCAACTTCCTCGCCTTGATATAACCTAGCTGCAACATCTCCCCCGGTGTAAATGGGTGTAGCACCAAAAGTTTTGGCAAATGACGCGGATTTATCTTGAAGACTTGTATCCGCTTGTTTTTGGGTTGCCAAAGCTGTTGCAGCCGCCGATTTTTGATTTTGAGTGTCAAGATACGCTTGGGTGTTTGGCACTTCAACGTAGTAAGTGCCCTCTTGGTTCTCTCGTAGTTCTCGATGCGTGCCCGTCACAGGGGCAGCAGGGGCAGGGGTAGGCTCAGATGCAGGGGCAGGGGTAGGGGCAGGGGTAGGGGCGGGAGCAGGCGTAGGGGCAGCAGAGGTGAAAATACCCTGTCCTTGACCTGCTGCGAAAGCGTTGGTTAAGGCAGCAGGAAGGCTGGAAAAAACCCCCGAACTGGCAGGAGCAGCAGCAGCAGCGCGTTGGGATTCAACAGCGGCAACTTCCGCAGCCGCCATCTCTCTGAAGGTTTCAAGTTCTTTGGCACTGACATCCGTACCAAAACGGTCGGCAAAGTACGCCAGTCCACCAGCGTCAGGCTCTCTGCCGACGTTCTGTATGTACATCTGCCGTATTGCTTCGTTTGCCGAAGGGGTGCTGTAATCGTAATCACCATCCGCACGATACACATACCCCAAAGCCTTGCGACGATATTCTGAAATATTCATTTTGCGGTCTTTGTTTTGAATGTGAGATAAATAATACTAGGCAAAGTTATCAAGAAGGTGCATCCGTTGGCTGGTTAACAGCGCCAACTAAAGCTGTTGCCCAATCTTGCCAGTTTTCAAATATATACGGGCCGGGGATGCCCTCGTTTACAAAAATGTCGATTGCTTTTAAACCCGCCGCCCATTCTTTCCAACCCTCTTCAGAGGTGTTCATTGATAGCTGCTGCGCCGCATATGCCTCGCACATAAGGCTCGACCACGAGTCCCACGTATGATAGCGGGGGTCGTATACGAGAGCAAGCGCCATGTTAGCTTCCGTATGGTCTGGAGTCGCCCAAAGTGACCGTGAGCAAAACCTTACCCATTTGGTAATTACCACCCTGTACGTTGCTCTTAAAAATCAACCGTATTTCTCGCCGTTGCTGGCGCATATCAATCTTGCCTGTGTCCGGGGCAAACACATAAGGGTCAGACGTTACATCAGCAGACTGAGCGTAAGGTCGACCCGTGACTTGGAACGTCATCTCTTCTTGCTGGATGAAGTCAGGCTCCACCCGCTCCAAGTTCAACCAGAAGTTGTCGCCCACGGGAGATGTCTGAGCAGGCCCACCAGCCACAAAACCCAAATCACTTGTTTGGAAGAAACTTTCAATGGCGTTGGCCTCTTCGTTGATGACCTCATCCGTTCCAATTTCGTGTTGCCACAAAATAACTTGACCAGCCACAGTCTCAAAATTTGCGGTCTCAATCAATGTTGCCGTTGCGTTTGCAGACAAGGTCAAACTCAAACCAGCGAACGACATGGCTCCCGATACAGCCCCGCTGTTGACCACGGACAGCGTGATAGTCGTCCCCGCGATGATGGTCACAACAGCGCCCACACCAACGCCAGTTCCTACAACGGATTGGTTCAACACAACCCCAGTTGCGCTGCTGACCACAATGGTGCTTGCCCCAGAAGTTCCAGTCGCTGTGGGTGATGCCGCATTGGGCGTAATCAAAGACACCAATGCGCCAGATGGAACGCTGGCAGACACAACCTGCTGTCCAACAGCAACCAAATTATTGGGCGCAATTGTGATGACGGCACTTGCATTCGTTGTTGAAATTGACGCCGTAAAAATTACCTCTTGCTCACTCAATGTTGCGCCAGCGTTGATGGGGTAATGAAACACTTGTGAGAAGTAGCCAGCAGTGCGACGAGCGCCCAAAGCCTCGCCAGCGTCGTACCAGCAGTCTTCTCGCACGTTGTAGATGATGCAATCATTGCACTCCTCTGAGTTGCCAGAGGGAAAGAACCACCAAATTTCACCAAAGCGCGGAACCTTGTTCACAAAGACTTTTTGCTGTTGCTCGTAGTTCAGGTTGTCAAAAAAGTAGTTCTGGTTAAAAGTGTTCTTGATTTCCTTGACCACGCCGTTGTACAACAAGAATCGGTCAACGCCAATCCAATAGTAGATGCCGTCATATTCGATGACACATTGGCTGGAGAGAATAGAAGACTGACTGGAGATGATGTCATAGCGCCAGTAGAAGGTTTGGGGGACTGAGGCGACCGTAATCGTGGTGGGGCTGTAGGACACACGAATCAGTGAATCAAGCGCCCAGAACAGCCCAGAGGGCGCGTTAGAGCCACCTCGCACTGGCAAGCCCTTGACAATCTTTGTGGAGGCCACGTTGACCTCGTTGGAGTCTGGCCCGTTCCAATCAAATGGGTCTCCAGCCACACAATTCTTGATGAGGCCGTTGTCGCCATACACAAAAACGTAGGGGTGCAAAACAACTACACCGCCAGCAACTTCAATGACATCGCCTGTTGGGGTTGTTCCAGTAGTGTCCGTAAGCGGAGACAGGACTGTGCCATTGATGTCCCCAGCCAAAACCGGGGTCACAGTTGTCTGGTCAATCTGGGCTAAGTTCCGACCGGGATGCGCCAACAGCAACTGGTTTCCAGAACCCTGAGCGTCAAACGTAGAGTCAAACTGCCACAGGTTCAAATCGCTTTCCGTGAAGCCGTCATTGATTGTTGCCACATTGATGGAGAAACCGCTGCCCGTGCCGCCAATGCTTGCGGCGGTTGCGCTCAACGTGTTGCCAACCACATACCCGTTGCCAGCCGTTGTCAGCGTGACTGTGGTCACTACCGTACCAGCAACCACAATAGTTGCCTTTGCACCAGAACCAGAACCGCCTGTGAGCGTCACATTTGTGTATGTGCCATTGACATAGGTAGTCCCGCCAACCAAGGTGTTGAGGGTCAGAATCAAGCCTGTGAAAGTAAATTCAGTTACGCCAGCACCGATGCCAAGGTTGTTGATGTTGACAACCTCAAGGCCGTTGTTGTACCCGTTAAAAACTGAGTTGACACCATCAACCGAGTTGACATAAATGCCGCGAGAGTACCCAAGTGCGTTACTGACAATTGCGCGATAGCCACCAACTTTTCTTGGACGACCGCGCTGGAAGCGAACCCAACGAGCGTCCGTGTAAAAGTTCATGTCAAAGATAGTGCCGTCGCGCTGGACGCCCGGTAGCGTATCAATGGTAAAGACCTTCTTGACCATCAGTACGTCCCGCCAGAAACACCACCTGTGAAGTTACCAGTCCCAACAATTGCCAAACCAGAAGCAGACACTGTTGAGCGCAATACACCAAGAATTGCAATGTTGAATTCACCAGAAGCGGCGCGATAAACACCTGTTGTTGTTTCTGACGCAAAGTTCAACGACGGTGCGCCAACGGAGCCGTTATTCAAACTCACAACTGAAGCGCCAGCAAGAACTGTGTTGGCGTTGTATAGGTTCACAGAATCGCAAACCAACGTGGCTTGACTGCCTGCGGTCAAAACAGCAGTGCCGCCAGAACCCGTTGTGATTGTGACGGTGTAAGCACCCGATGTCTCGTTGAGAATGTAATAAACCTGAACTGTTGACGGAACAACAATTGTGACGTTGCCTGTCAAAGTCCCGGTGTATTTTTGAATCACGTTTGAGGCTTCAGAAGCCGTCAAGGTGTAAGAGCCAGTCGTCACAGCCTTGCTCAACTGAGTAAAAGCAAACTGTGTATTCCGACCCAAGCCGACTGTATAAAACTGTGAACCACTGCAAACAATGATGCAAGAGTCTGTCGGTTGCAGAGCAATTGACGCAGAACCGTTGACCAAGTCGCCACTGGTTCCAGTGACAGTCAAAGCCCCTGTCCCGCTGTTGCGCAAGAACATGAACCAGTTATCGCCAAGAGTTGATGCCAGTGACAGGGTCAGCGTTCCAGCACCGCCAGTCCACACATAAGTGCTTGAGCGGTCTGTCGTCAACGCCGTGTAGTTGGAAGAAAAAGTCGTGACTGGCTGACTCTGGTTCAGCGTCTGACCAATCGCCAGCAGGCCGTACCCGGCAAGGGTTGCCGCATCTTGACCAGAGGAGCCAATACCAAAAGCAATAATGCCCCAAACACCTTCCTCAGTGCTGTTGTCGGTAATGTAGATGTACTGGGCCTCGCCTACCAACACGGTCACAATCGTGTTGATTCCCGCATAATCCATGACGGTGAAGTCTTCCCCACCAATATTACGAATCAATGCATCCTGCCCTACCGAAGCCTGATTGGCAGGAGGCATCCACAACTCAGAAACTCCAGTTGTAGTGACCTCCATAATACGAGCGGCGGCATCATCAGTTGTGGTTCCGTTGATGGGCCACTCCAACTGAAGATTTGTGTTCGCTATAGAAATATTGCGATACGAAACGTCTGTTGGTTGAATGACGTTGCCTGTGAAGGGGGAGTTAAATGACGGCATGATTAAGTATCCAAAACGGTTGCTTGGCGGTCGCCAATGCGCTGTACGTCCTCAGACTTCAGGGTCTGAATGATGAGGTCGTAATTCTGTTGCCACATGGGCATCCGCTCGTCGTTCTTGACGTAGGGCATGGCCTGCAACAAAGACCCGTACAGTAAAGCCTGTGGGGCGTAAATGGTGAACCAATTGGTTTGATTGGAAGAATCAAGCGGTTGAAGTCGTTCGTAGTACAACACCTCAAAATCATACGCAACATCAGGCGAGGGAGCGACCAACCAGTGGGTGTAGTCGTAGTCCCCGTAATACTCTGGCGCACCAGTCGTTGTGGCGTCTGGGGTGTACTCACGCAAGTATTCGTACTTACGAAGCAACACGGGCTGTTTCTGTCCGTCTACGGTGACGTTGAAGGAGACTGTTTTGTGCCAACGAGCAGGTTTATCAAGGATGGGTTGACCAATTGTCATGGTCGAGGTCTGCACTGTCAGGTTGCCAAGAAACTTGATTTGGCTGGCAATGATTTGCTCTGCCAGCATGATGAACAGAGGAATTTTGGCAATAGTGTCCGCATCAGTACGGTCTAGGTAAGACTGGATGTTTTCGACCAAAGAATCGTAGGTCATTACCGAAGCGGTTGCCATGTTTACCCCACGTTTCGTTCAAAATGCGGACAGTCCACCAGCGATTTAAATGACCCGCCCCACAAATTTTTGGGGTGCAAAGACTCCCAGTAAGCGCCCAGCGGAGCAATGATGCCCTTGTCCCAGATTATCTTCCCATCCTTGAAGAAGTTCAAGTCGATGGCACACCTCTTGAGGTGGATGGAGTTCATGGTCTTCGAGCGACCTGTTTTGAAATAAATGGCTTGCTGTTCGGGTGTGCGGGCCAACTCCCCACCAGTGACCATAAAACCCTGCTCAGTGGCGTGCTGGATAAGTTTGCAGACATCCAGCAGGAAAGCGGCCTGCTCTTGACTGAGGCTCATTTTCGACTCCTCATGTCCGCCAGCTTTTCGATTGTCCGTCCGCCAAAGTAAGCACCCATAATCAGCATCCCCCATTGCCCTAGCAACTGGACATAGGACTCATTGGCGTTCAGGCCGAATGCAGACATCATGGCGAAGATGAAGTACCCCACGAAGATGGCTACAAGGCTCATAGGGCGAATATTTTTGGACAGCCATGAGTCACTACCCATGTCCGCCTTCCAGCGGTCTGTGACGTTGTTATCCTCGTTCTGAGAGGCCAGAGCAAATACCTTGAGTTCCTCCAACTCAGCTTGGGCTTTCATAATCCCAAGTTCAATCAACCGCTCTTCGTGGTCGTATTGCAACTGGCGCAGTTTGCTGACCTCTTCAGGGCTGGGGTTGTCGGAAATCTTCACGCCCAGTGCGTTTTCAACAACTTCTTTGCCCTTGGCCTGAAGCGCAGATGACAAGAGGCCCAGACCGTTCTGAGCCAATGTACCGAGGAGGGATGCAACAATTGGAATCATGGTCACCCTTTAAGGTCAAAACTTAAATTTGCATGGCGAGGGTATTGAACGACACGCTCACCCTCGGGGCATTTGTATTTGATGGTTGCCAGCAACGTAGCTGTGCCAAGTGCAATCTTTTCTTTTCGCACCATCGTCAACTGGTATGAAAAAGTATCAATCTGTGGCCCCGCTGGGCCGCTGAACTTGCTTGCGGTGGTGGTCGCCTCATGCACCATACCTGCGGCATCACGGATGCTTGGGGTAAAACTCTCAACAGAGCAGTCGTCCCGCTTTTTGATTCGGGCCACTGTGACGTTGATGGGCTGTCCAGCATCTGCCACAATTTTAAAATGCTCTGGTGACCACTCAAGGATGGCTCGGTCAAACCAACCAAACTTGTCGGCAAGCGTGTAACCGCCGCCGATGGCTGCAATGCTGGCTGCGACTGCTCCAATGGCTTTGGTGAGGTCAATCATTTTTACCGATGCAGCGTCAAGCTGGCATAGACGATTGCAGACATGGAAAAGATGAGCACCCCGGCGGTCTTGATGAGGATGCCCTCCAGTCGCTTGAGCCGTGCGTTGATTTGCGCGTACCGTTCGGCGCAGACCTGTTCGTGTGCTGAGAATTGTGTTTCAAGGCTCATCTTTGGCTTTCTGAACTTGCGTCTCGGCCTGCTCTTTGATTTTGACAATCAGAGGCCACACGCCTGACTTGCTGGGCAACTCGCCAAGCGTTTGCAGGACGAAGTTGATTTCGTTTACGTCGAGTTCTAGGTTCATGCTTGGCTCCACGGAGTTCCGGTGGCGGTTACGGGGTTCTTCTGCAACTCAATCTGCTGTGCCAGTGCTGCCTCGGTAGCGTCTTTTGAAACTCCGCTGTCCCATACCCACTGCAAGACTTCCGACATTGTTACCTCGGAATAGGGGATAGTCGGTGTGCCATCAGCCCATGAACAGGTTGACCAGATGGATGCGGTGTAGCCCTCGTCTACTGCTGTGGCAGTCCAGTGGGCACAAAAAATAAACTTGTCAGAAGTCTGATAGTTTGTTTCAGTAATTACCCATTTATAAGAGATTGACATTTTGTGCTTCCTTTTTTAAATTCCAAGGCTGTGCAGATGAATGCACCGATACGCCGCCTACCGACTTAGAACCTTCTTCGGTTCCAATTTTTGCTTGTTTTGAACAATTAAATCTTGCCGATGTAATCATCATATTCCAAGGCACATGAAGACCGCATACATTTTTTCCTTGCAACGGAACAATATGGTCTACATGAAGTTTAACCCCAAAGTCTTTTTGCATTTTCTTTTTAAACACATAAATGCCATGTATCCAATTTTGAATTATTGGGTCATTTTCAAAAATATTTCTTTTGTAAAATTCTCTTTTACCTTTGCTGTCTTTTTTTGCGTTTGATTTTTGTCTTGACTTAACAGCGCACTTTGAACAAGAGTTATTGCAAGAATATCGCGTTTT